ATGGGATTCGCAGAACGCAAGCCAACGCTGAGGGTCGTTTCCGAGCAGGACGACTGGGACGTCGCGCTCGAGTACTTCGAGGAGTTTCAGCGCTCTGCCGGCATCGCCGAGTCCACCATCCGGAACCGCTCATCGCTCGTGCGTGGACTCCGAAAGACGTGCGAAGGGAAGCCGTACGACGAGGTAAACCTTCACGATCTCCGACGCCACCTCGGCCGCGGCCGCGTCAACTGCGAGCGCGTTTCTGCCGGCACGCGCCGCACCGAGCGCGGCGCATTCGTCGCCTTCTTCTCGTTCCTCCTGGAGGACGCTCTCATCGACGACGACCCAACAGCGCGCCTCGCGCCGATCAACGCACCGAAAGGTACGCCGCGGCCGTTCACTCGCGCGCAGATCGACGCGATGCTCGCATCCGGCGCGTATGCGAAGACCAGGGCCATGATCCTCATCGGCTACTACCAGGGCTTCCGTGTGTCCCAGATCGCAGCCGTTCACGGTCTCGACATCGACTGGTTCTCGCTGACGATCCGCACGGTGGGCAAGGGCAACAAGGAGCGCCGCGTGCCGTTGCATCCGGTGATCGCCGAGCTCGCGAAGCACATGCCGAGAGATGGGTGGTGGTTCCCAGCGCGCGGCTCGCGACCGGGGCACGTGCGCGGGGCGTCGGTCACCGACCTGATCACGAAAGCGAAGCTCCGTGCGGGGATCACGGACCCGAAGCTCACGCCCCACTCGCTCCGCCACGCTTTCGGGACCGATCTCGTTGAGGGCGGAGTCGACATCCGCGTCGTGCAAGAGCTGATGATGCACGAGTCACTGGCGACGACGCAGATCTACACGGGGGTCAGCGAACGCCTCAAGCGCGAGGGGTCCGACACGCTGCCCGCGCGGGTCGTTCCGATCCGCTCTGGACGCGCGGCAGCCCGGGCGGCTTGACGGGCTGTGCGGCCCGTAGACGCGACAGAACGCCCCTCCTCGCACGTTGGGTGCGGGGAGGGGCGTTCTGTCGCGCTGGTGGTGGTGCGACCCGTACAGCGGCGAGTTCCGCTTGCCCAGGGGTCAGGCCCCATCACGCGTCGAGAGATCTTGAACGGATGATATCGCCCATTCGTTCGGCCCCGGTCACGGTGATGCGGTCGCGCCGCACCACAATCCGGGTCTCGCCTGCTGCGAGTACCCAATCGATGTCGAAGGCTCCGGGACCGGGAAGCTCAAGGAGCGCTCCGAAGCTGCCGTCCTGCCAGACCATGATGTAGTCGACGCCTATGCGGTAGACGAATCCGTTGGGACCAGACACGAGCCCGCTGAGATCCCATTGACCCGGTGGAAGCTCGGAGGGGAGGTTCCACCGCAATGGCACCCTCACCTCGAAGGCGAAGCCCGGCAGGGGGCTTGTTCCCTCGCGGAGATACGACACCTGGAAGCCAGGGATGATGGCGGCCGCGACCGCGAGCTGTAGACGCTCTCTGGCTTCACCCTCGGCAGGGGTGTCGGGAGTTGCTTGAAGAACCTCAAGGCTGGCTGCCAACATCACGGAGTACTCGCTGCCGCCCGCCTTTACCGTTGCGGACCTGACGCGCCCGATGAGATCAGCGATCGGTTCTCGGAGAACGGCGAACGCCAGGAGAACGGCGGAACAGACTGCGATCGCGGCGTCCGGGCCGCGTCCGACGAACAGGGCGACCAGTGAAGCGCCGAACCCAATCGCTCCGAGTGCGAACACGATGAGTTCGGCCCGGGGACCTCGCCCTTTCAACTTGCGCATGAGCCACACCCTCTCACGAGCGGTGCCAGCGCCGCCGGACACGGCCCGCAGCGAACGCAGAAAGACCCGCCCCCTGCGTCCACATGAGAGGGACGCCGGAGGCGGGTCTTTCGTTCAGACAGTAGGGATGGCGCCGTCGGTGATGCCAGGCAGCGACGACGGCCACGCGTCGACCGTCTGCCAGACGATCGTCTGATACAGCGGGGCCGTCGTGCCCGGAGTGATGACGATGCGGTCGCTGCCGTTGCCGTACACCGTCAGCACGCCCGAGGATGCCACGACCTGAGCGGCAGTGAGGCGGGATGCCGCCGGGGACCGGAAGCCGACCGGAAGAATCCCATCGAACACGTAGTTGGTCGAGGCCGCCTGTCCGCTGATGACGAGGTTCACCATCTCGAGCGACACCGTCCACCCGACACGACGCAGAATCAACGCCCCACTCGCGAACGGTGTAGACGTGGACCCCGTCGCGGTGATGTTCCGACGACCAGTGTCTCCGTAGATCATCTGCGGGCGCTGATTGATCTTGTCCCAGACCGTCACCACACGGCCGACCGTCTGACTGATCGTCAGTGCCGACAGCGCCTCGTCACGCGCCTTTTCCGTATCGGTCTTCGCGAGCAAGGTGCTGGCGAGCGCCGTGCCTGCGCTCGACGCCGACGCGGCCGCGGCGTTCTCCGACCCCTGCGCCGCCGCCGCCGACCCACCAGCGTTGAACGCCGACGTCCCGGCGGCCACGCGGGACACGTCCGCGGATGCCGCGGACGCCGCGGCGGCGACGCGGTCGGCGTGCGCGTCGGCCGCGGACGTCGACGCGGACGCGGCCGCCGCGGATGCCGAAACCGCGAGAACCTCGGCGGCGTCGCGCCACGCCTGCCACGCGGTCACCGCATCGAGAGACGGGGCGAACGTTCCGGGGTCCACGTCGACGAGATCGTCGAAGTCGACCGGCCCAGCCTCGGGGATCGCGACGTAACGCTCGAGCAGGAACGACGCGCACCGGACGGTGATCTTCACGCAGCACGTGCCGAGGGTGGGCGGGTAGTCGATCGGCGCGGCGGGGACGCCGGCGCGCAGCTTCACCGTCTCGAGCGCGGGGAACACGACGCCCGATCCGGACACGCGCACGGCCGGCTCGTCACCGGCCCAGCACTGCAGCTGCACCGTGGCATCCGCCGCAACGATCCCGCCGAGGCGCACCTGCAGCGCCTGCACATTGATGAGAGTCATGGGCGGTCCCCCCTCAAATCACTTCCGCGGCGAGCTCAAACCGGCGACGGTTCGCGTCGAGCAGGAACGACTTGCCGGTGACGTACAACACTGGCGTCGGTGTGGGCGGGGGCGTCTGCCCCGTCACCTCGAGCAGAAACGCGACCATGTCCGTCACCTGCAGGTACGAACCGCTCGTGCCGGAGTGATCCCCGCCGGGCTTGAGCACAGCGCGGTCGATGGTCGGTTTGCCCGCCCAGATGGTGCGCATCGGACCGGCGCCGCGCGTCGACCAGGGCACCGCCGTGTCCTTGTCGCCGTAGCAGCACAGGATCTTCTTGCCCATCCAGACGTTCGCGTCCCATTCCTCGGGGATCATCCCGCCGGCGCGCATCGCGGTCTCGAGGTCGGCCAGGTTCGACACGCCCCACGAGTTGAAGATCGTCGGTGAGAAGTAGTACCCCGACGCGTTGCTGACGTCCTTCGCGCCGGATCGGGTGCCGACGAACGACGTCGACACACCCGAGTTGTTGATCCACCCCGCGAACTGCCCCGTCGTGTCGTTCTTGTACAGCCACGATGTGATGAAGCCGCCCATCGAGCGGCCGAGGAGCACGACCTGTCCGACGCTGATCGTGGTCCGCGCTCGAGCGAGGTACGCCGGGTACGCCGCCTGCGCGGCGCGGTTGCCCCAGTTCTGCCCGCCCACGGCAGCCCCGCCGATGCCCTCAACGAACGCCCAACCCGCGCCGAGCGCCCAGTCGCGCAGCCCGTTCCACGCGGGCAGCGTGACGAACTGATCCGATGCGCCGCCGGCACCGTGCACGTAGAGGATCGTCGGGATGTTCGCATCGTTCCGGCGCGCGTCGGCGACCGTGACGTGCATGACCCCGTGCGGCGAGCCGAGGTCGATCGTCGTCGTCGTGTACGCGACGCCGCCGGCGGTGCTCGGCATCAGAGACCGTACTTCGTCGTCAGGTACTCCATCATCAGCGTGTCCGTCGCGCCGAGCACGGGCGCCGCGATCATGACGACGTCGCCGAGCGCGCCCTCCCACGGGTTCTGCCCGTCACCGCGGGCGCCGAGCACGATCTTGTCGAACGTGAGCCGGTTGGTCGTGCCCGATGTCGTCGCGACCTGCGAGCCGTTGACGTAGATGGTCGTGGCATCTGACGCCTCGACGACCTTGAAGATGCGGGGCGCGGCATCCGAGTCGACCGTCGACGTCGACGTCGAACCGTTCACGTACATCCACTTGTTCGCCGAGCTGCGACCCGCGGCGCCGCCCGTGACCTGCGTGCCGAGCAGACGGTCGAGGAAGAAGTCCGAGCTGCCCGACACTGCCGACGGCCCGCCGGCGATGACGGCGTACGTCGTGAGCGGCTGCCGATCCTGCACCGGGAGCTGCCCCGTCGAGAGGTACTTCCCGCCGCCGAACTGCACCGCCTTGCGCCCGTTGATCCCCGCGGTGTTGATCGTCGGGCGCAGCAATGACGTCGGCTGGATGGCCTGCCACAGTTTCGGCGACCGCTCGCCCCACGCCTCGATCGCCGCGCCGTTCGCGCCGGTCAGGGTCGTCGGGTCCCACCACGCCTTGATGTACGGGTGATCGAGCGGCGTCCAAGGCGACGGCGACGCGGCGACCTCAGTCACGACGTCGCCGGCGATCGCGTTGACGGGCAGCCCGGACCCCGTCGGCACGTACCAGCGCACGCGCCCGGCAACGGTCGGGCGTGGCCAACCGAGATCCGTGATCGACTCGGTGACGGTGTGCTCGAGCCGCGGCTGCGCTGCGACAGCGCCGCTCGTCACCTGGACGATGACGCCGTTGAATTCGGACTCGGGGTTCCGGGCGAGAGACGACGCGCTGCGGTCACCGAGCACGGCGATGCGGTCGGGGTCTACGGGAACAGGCATCAGGGATTCTCCTAGAGTCGGTGGATACGGGCGCCAGCGTCGGTCTCATCCGCGAGGTCGATGTACGTCACACCGCGGAGACCAGCGGGCGGGGGACCGACTCCCCAGTCGATGCCGCCGGCGCCGTTGAGGATCGTGACCATGTCGTCGATCCGGCCGCCGCCTACAGGCAGACGGATACGCCACCGGGTGAGATCGGTTGGGAAGCTGTCCTGTCCGCGCACGCGCCGCTGAATCGACACGAGATAGCGGACGGGCCCGTCGTTGCCCGCCAGGCCCTCCGTGGGCCTCAGGAACACCTCCCACGCACCGGATGCCCCGGTGAACGTGTCCACGTACGCCGGGGCTGGATTGACGACCGTGCCGTCTTCCGCGATGGCCGGCGCATTGAGCTGGAACACCAGGCGCAGATGATCCGACGGGTTGATCGACCCGTCGATGTCACCGAGCGTTCCGTACAGTGGCGCGAGCGGCATGCGTGCCTCCTCTCAGTGCCTGGCTGTCACTGCCGGCGGGTGGCGCGAGCCGCGGTGAGCGCCTGTTGGAACTCCTCGCGGGTGGCCTTGGAGGGGTCGGGGAGCCCGGTGACGTTGTAGACGCCCGACGCGTCCTGCTTGGCGTAGATCGGCTGCTGGGACGAGCCGAGGAGGAACGTCTCGACGATGGGCCAGCGGCGGCCGAGGACGCGAGCCAGCCAGTAGTAGGCGGCGCAGACGAGGCCGATGGCCGCGGCGTTGAGCAGCGCGGCGACGGTAAGGCCGGGCACTCCGGGGGCGGCCTCGGCGAGGGTCTTGTCGATCATGACGATGATGTCGGCGACGACGGGCACGCGGGCGATGAGGACGGCGATGAGCCAGCCGATCGCGGAGGGAACGGCGGTGCGGATGGTGGCGATGATGATCGCCTGGCGCGTGAGCATTAGGGGTCAGTCCTTCCGGGACGGTGATGGGTAGTGCCCGTGTGGGCTACTCGGTGGGGCGGGAGCGGATGTGCCGGGTTTCGGTGTCCTCGAGCTCGTCGAGCCGGTCGTCCTGTTCTATGAGCCGTCGCATGATGAATGCGACGTCGCGCTGCATGGTCGACATGAGGGTGAGCGCCTGGTCGAGCTTTTTGGCGTTCTCGTCGTGCTTGTCGTCGAGGTCGTCACGCAGCAGGATCGGCGTGCCGTCGGCCTTCTTGTGATCGTTGGCCACCTGGTCCTGGACGGCTTTCATCCGAGCCGCAATCTGGGAACCGAAGCGCCAAAGGATCATGCCGACGACGACAAGGGCGGCGATCACGACGACGAGGATCGCGATGACGATGAGCCCGCCCTCGGTGATGCCGTCACGGATGGGGATGGTTACCTGGCCGTCCCCACCCGTGATCTGGTGAAGGGTCACGCCGCGGCTTAGCGGTGCCACATCCCACCGGAGATGACGGTGTCGGTGTCCGTGTCGCGTACTGCGAAGTTGCCGTCGGGCTGCAGGCGGTAGATGTCCGTTCGGCAGCCGTAGGTCTTGAGCAGGACCGGAAGGCGGTCGATGTGACAGTCGGTCCAGTTGTCGTCGGAGGTGACGACGTTCTTCACCCAGTCGACGTCGTCGCTCTCGAGCAGGTGGCGGAACACGCCGAGGCCGAGCGTCGCCCGGTGGGTGGTGCCCGCGTTGTCTTTGATGGCCAGTGCGATCATGTCGTCCTCCCAGGACTGATTGGTGGTGCCGGTGGATGCCGCGCCCGAGAGGCGGTCGCGGATGTAGCGCACGGGGTCGATGGTGTCCCCGTTGGGCAGGTAGACCTCGAGGTGGTCGTGCACGCCGGTGGATCGGCCCGTGGTGCCCTGCACCATCAGGTCGTCGCCGGCGCGGACGCGTTGGCCGACGCTGACGCGGAAGCCCCCGGTCGCCCCGTGCGAGTGGCTGGACTCATACCCGTCGTCGTGGCGGACGCGGACGTGGTTGCCGTAGCCGCCGTTGTAGCCGACGAACACGACCACGCCATCGGCGATGGACCGGTTCATGGAGAAGCCGGTGCAGTCCTGTCCGTAGTGGAAAGAGTTGGTCCACCCGCCAGGGGTCCAGAACGACTCCCGGGGACCGTAGGGCGAGTTGAGCTGAGGCGGCGTGGTGCTGCCGTTCGGCCAGACGACGTTCATCGATTCCCCTCCAGCTCCGCGTAGGGCGGGACTGTCGTGAGGGTGCCGGCGACGGGGTCGAGCTCGACGACGTCGAAGGTGTCCTCCTGCGCGGCGAGCCACTCGTCGCGCGCGGCCTCGTCGAGGTGCTCGGGGGCGGGGTAGCGAACCTCGCACCACGGTCGTTCACCGGCGAAAGCGAGGTCCTGCAGGATGTTCCAGATCTCCTGGTTCGCGCGATCGGGGTCAGAACTCTGGACGGTATAGCGATGTGTGGGTGTGAGAGCCACGTGGTGCTCCTTTCACGACGAAGCCCCCGGCGGGTGCCGGGGGCCGGGGCGGTCTGTAGGGTGAGCCCATGAAGCGTGGACTGTTCGCCGCGGCCGCCGTCGCTGTGCTCTTGATGACCGGGTGCTCGAGCAGCGTCACCGAGGAGACGGTCACTCTCACACCGGGAGCGTCGGGCACTTTCTCGAACGGAGACAGCACGGTTGTCGTTGAGCCGTTGACGGCGGAGTCTCCCTCTGCTGAGGCGGACAACGGAGAGGCTGCCTTTCTCGCCGAAGTGCGTGAGAACCTGCGGCCGGACAACGTCATCCCGAACGCGACGGACGAACAGCTCTTGCAGGCTGGTTACCGCGCATGCGAGCTGCTCGCCAACCGCCAGAACGGCGAGGAGATCTCGGTGATCGATGGTGAGCAGACTGATCAGAGCGGGTACTACCGCGACAGCGCCCAGATTGTCACCGCAGCAGCGATGACAATCTGCTAACCAGCGATCACGCGGTAGGGCTTGCCGGAAGGATCGACGTACAGGCTCCCGATGGGATTCGCGTCGAGTGTCTGGCTCTTCGGAATGGTGTCCAGTCCAGCGAACGTGAAGCCTGTCGCTGTCACGATGAATGCGCGGCCACCGAGTTGCATCGCTACGGCGCCTGTGCCGACATAGACCTTATTCGCCCCGACGCTCATGCGAATTCCCGCATTCGTAGCGTCAGCCTCGACGCGGCCGCCGGTTTGGAAGCTGAGCGCGCTGTCCTGCAGCGTGGCGGGGGAGTCTCCTCCGCCCACCGTGACCTTGTCTTCCTCGATGACGACGTCGCCGGCGACGAATCGCCCGCCGTCGGCGATGCCCATGTTGCCGGTGAGTGCGATGTCGCCCTCGAGGCCGAGGGTGCCGGTGATGCGGGTGTCGCCATCTACTTTGAGTGTGCCGGTGACGGTGGTCGGCCCTTCGATGGTGCCGGATCCGACGATGCGCCACCCCGCGCCGGTGAGGACGAACGTGCCGGTGACGTTCGTGGAGCCATCAATCGTGGCGCTGCCGACGACCTCGAGACGGCCACCGGAATCGATCCGGAGCAGCCCGCCGATGAAGCGCAGACGACCCGCGCTGACGGATGCGTTCTGTAGCGGGATGCCGGTTTCGAGATCACGGATGCGGTCGCGGAGGTCTCGGAGCTCGGCGATCAGATCAGCGTCAATCGCCAATGCGTTCTACCTCCAGGTCGAGGGTGTTGGTGAGGTCCGTGGTGCAGCTGGTGACCCGGTGTGTGCGGGTGCCCTCGCTGTTCCATTCGTCGGCGCGTCGCTTGGACTCGAGCAGCGTCCCCGGACGTCCCCAGGCGGCCGTCACAGTCGAGTCCATCTGCAGGCTGAACGGCTGCTTTGAGATCGGCTTGCGATCGCGCTGCAGGTCGGCGAGCGCGATGCCGGCGAGTTGTCCGGGGTCGAGGATCTTCTTCGCGGCGCGGAGGACGTCTCGGATGGGGAAGGTCGGTTCGGGTCCGAGGTTCAGCTGTGACCACACGGCGCCGGCGAGGACCGCGTCCTGGTCGGTGCCGTTGCCCTGGTACTGGACGCCGGTGAGCATCTGTGTGCCGTCTTCGTCGTCGACGAGGCCGGTGACGGGCGAGTGTGCTGCGGAGAACGAGAGCGGGTACGTGTCGCCGCTGACGGGCGCTCCGACCTGTGTCTCGTATCGGGCGGCGCCGCTGGCGTTGCGGTAGGGGCGGAAGTAGACCTCGCTGCCGGCTTTCTCGACTTGCTGCAGGAGATCTTCGATGCGGAGGTGCTGCCACCAGGGCCAGTCGGCGGTGAAGTCGCCGGCGCCATCCGCGGGCGGATCGATGGGGATGTGGAAGCCGGGGCCCCATTGCACAGCGCGTTGGACGATTGCGCGGACGGCGCCGGCGTGGCTGCGGCCGGCGACGCTGAGGCTGCCGGAGAGGTAGCCGTTGACGCCGTAGGTGAGGCGGGCGCCGAGTTGGGCGGAGCGCATCTCGAATGTGGTCAGCTGCAGCACGCCTGTCGCGGGGTCGAACTTGCGGCGACCGATCCACCCGTCGTAGACGGTCTCCGCGCCGCGGCGGACGACGATCTTCCGTGACCAGTGTGCGAACAGGTCTCGCACGTACGCCCGTTCGGCGTCGGTGGGTTTCTTGCTGTAGAGGTCGGTGCCGCGCAGCTGGATGGCGTGGGTTCCCATGCCGGTGCCGGACAGTCGCGTCGTCTGCTTGGACGCGTTGACGATGTCGAAGATCTCGAGCAGATGCGCGCCTTCCCAGCTCTCGTGAACGCTGACGTTCCAGTCCTCGTCGTCGACCACGCGGTCACCGCCTCTCAGCTGTAGGTGTGCGCGACCGTCCCCGAGATTGAGGCGGCGCCGGCGACAGTGACCGTGACGTCCCTGCCCTTCGGGATCTCGGGCACGTGGCCCGTGGTCCCGAGAAGGGGCAGCGTTGAGCCGGCGCGCTTGACCCACTGCGTCGCGCCGGAGAGAACGTCGCTCTGGCCTGCGGCGAGGCCGCCCGGGACTGTGACGACGTCGCCGGTGGAGAAGGTCAGCGTGTAGCCGGCGCTGGGCCCTTGGACGCTCAGCGTCGGCAGGGCCGCGGAGTTGCCCTCGTGGAACAGGGTGAGGGTCGCGGCGGGTCCAAACTTCGTCTCGTCGATGCTGTACCGACGCGGGTCGGGCGTCAGGAAGCGCAGCGCGACCGCCGAGAGGACGTTCTCCTGAATGGGGGTGACCTCCGGCGCCCCGTAGCGGGATGCCATAGCCCAGAGCTTGCGATCGTCGTCGTCGATCGTGAGCTGGCCCTCGCCGCCGTCGTCGAGGATTCCGATGAGGCGGTCGAGGGCCTCGACGTGCCGCACGGCGTGCGACGAGGGCGTGGAGACCTCGACCTCGACGCGCACCAGGCGCCCTGACTTGTACCCGCGAGTGGAGAATTCACCGTGGCGGGCGGGGCGGGGCGTCCGGTCTCGCCGGTAGTCGACCCCGTCCCGCCAGCCGGTGATGCTCACCAGCGTGTACAGATCTTCGATGTTCCGCCCGTCGCCGATCGTCACGTCATCGACGTGCACGAACGTCACTTGCCGACTCTCAGTTGCATGCTGGCGTCCTCGTCCATCGTGCGAAGCAGCTGCTCGGCCGTCGCGCCCTCGGGCCAGACCACCGTGTAGCTGTTCCCCGGGGGATGCTCTGCGATCTCCTCAGCGACCGCAGAGCGAATTTCCTGGCGTTGCTCGCTGCGCGTCATCCCAGAATCGTCACCGCGGGCACCAGTCCCGGCGAGCGGGATCATCGGCACGAGGGGCGCGGTGGCTGCGGAGGCGAGTGCGGTCATCTCGGGGCCGCGGTATCCGGCGAGCTGGCCGCTGTTGTTGAGGTGCTGCAGGAGCCCCTTGTTCTTGCGTGCGACGCCGGCCTGGACGATGAACTCCTCATCCGACAGCCATGCGGCGATCGAGTCGGACGTGCCCGTACCGGGGCCTCGAACCTCTCCACCGGTGGAGTACCCGTCGATGAGCGGTCCACCGCTTTGGACTGCCTGGCCACCGCCGATCAGAGGGATGGCGTTGATCGAGACGGTCTTGTTTCGGATGCCGTCCCACAGTGCGGCGAAGTCGAGGGTCTTCTGGGTGGCTTCGGCGGTTTCGGCGAGGATCTTGAGTTGCCGCTCAGTGGGGAGTGCGAAGACCTTGTCGGCGAGCAGCTGTACCTGCTCGGCGTTGTAGCCGGCTTCCGTCGCCGAGTCGATGAATGCCTGCCGCTGAGCCGCCAGGGTGGCTGCGTAGTTGTCGGTGGCGGTCTTCGTGCCCAGAGTGTTCTTCTCGAGCTCGAACTGGGCCTCAGCGGCCTTCTGCGCGTCGCTGGCGACACCGGCAAGCATCGACGCGTTGGCAGACCCGGAGACCGTGTTCTCGTCGAGGGAGAGCGAGAACTCGGACAGTGACCCGTGAGCCTTCTCGAAGGCGTCCTTCTGCTTCTGAACGTCGGTGGCAATGCCGGCGAGCGATTCCCGCCACCGCGCATTCGTTGTGACCGCGTCCTGTCCGACGCCGTTGGCCTCGCTGAACTGGTCGAGGAGCTTGTCGATCTCCTCGGTCAGTCCGGCGACCTTGGTGCTTTCGTCGAGGTATGCACCCGCGGCGGTGCCGGACGCGTCTGCCGCCTTCCCGGACGCCGCGGCGACGTCGCCGTCGACCTGCTCTTTCTGACGGGCCTTGTCGGCGGCTTCGGCGAGCGATGAGGACTCGCCCTTCACCGCATCTGCCAGCCGGTCGGAGAAGAGCATCGCCGCCTGCGCGGATAGCCCGAGCTCGTCGTGCTTCTGCTGGCTGGCGTCGAGCTCGCGCTGCAGCTGCGCGAGCGCATCGGCCTGGCCCGAGGCGGCATCCGTCACGAGGTCGAGGCTGATACCGAGTGCCTCGGCGTTGTCGTACGCGGACCCCTGATCCATCCAGAGGAAGGAGCGCGACGCGGCGAGGTTCTCCTTGACCATGTCCCGCGTCGCGGATGTGATCCGCTGCGAGCCCATCTCGAGAGTGTCGGCGTACGCTTCCGCTCGAGCGCGAGCTTCTGCTTGCTCGGCGGCGACGGCCGCGACTACTGCGATGACGGCGGTCAAGCCGATCGTTGCGCCACCGGCCGCGAGGCTCATCTTGCCGAGCGAGAAGTTGGTTCCGTCGACGGCGGCCTTGAGCGCGACCACCTTCGGGATGCCGATGAGGGCGGCGCCGCCGAACAGGCCGACCGCCCCGGTTGCGATCGCCAGATAGAGCCCGGTCTGCTGAATGGGAGCGGGAAGCTCGGAGATCCACGTCACAACGCCCGCGGCGCCGGAGGTGAGCGCTCGGAGTGAATCGTTCGCGCCGGAGCCGTTCTTGATCAGCGCGGTCTCGATGGCGCCGCCGAGCTCCTCCATGTCGCCCTGCAGGTTGTCGAGCCGAGTGCGCGCGACTTCGGCCGCGTAGCCCTGGTCATCGACGGCCTCGGTCCACTTCTCGATGCCGGCAGCACCCTGGTTGTAGAGGATGGTCGCGGCGCGCACAGCGTCGGATCCGAAGATCGTGGCCATGGCGGCTTGCCGCTGCTCGGGAGTGAGGGACCGGAGCGAGTCCTGGAGGTTGCCGGCGAAGTTGGCGAGCCCGATGAAGTTTCCGCCGGCGTCGTAGGCGCTGACGCCGAGGGAATCCATCGTCCGCTGAGCCTCAGCGGACTGCGGGGTGAGCCGCTGCAGCATGGACTTGAAGCTGGTGCCGGCGTCGGAGCCAAGCAGGCCCGCGGAGGCGAACGCGGCGAGCCCACCCGTGGTCTCCTCGATCGACAGCCCGGTCGCGTTGGCCACCAAGCCCGCCTGAGCGAGAGCTTGCGACATGTCCGAGACATCGCCCTGGGCTTTGCCGGCACCCGCGGCGAGCAGGTCGGCCACGTGCGTCGCGCCGCTGCCTGCGATCTCGAACTGGGTCATGGCGGTCGACATCGTCGCCGCCGCATCTGCCACCCCGAGACCGCCGGCGGCGGCGAGGTTGAGAGAGCCGAGCAGACCGCCCGAGAGCGTGTCGTCAGCGCTGATTCCGGCTTTCGCGAGTTCCTCGATCGCATTGGCCGACTCGGTCGCGGAGAACACCGTGGACGCTCCCGCGTCCAGCGCTGCCTGGCGCAGCTCGTCCTGGCTGTTTCTGGCGTCGTCGCCCGTGGCCACGACGTTCGACATGGCCGCGTCGAAGTCGGACCACTGGGCGACGGCGATGCCGACGCCGGCGGCGACGAGGCCGCCCATGATCATGCCCGCCTGTCCGACGTGGGTGAGGTCGTCGGCCTTCTTGGCGAACTTGTCGAGCTCGCTGATTCCCTGGGAGGCGTCGCCGAGTACTCGGAACAGGAAGTCTCTGTTGGCCACGGGACCTCCTATCGACGTCGACGCGCGACCCGGTTCCGGTCCTCGATGTGACGGTCGGTGGCCTCAGCGAGGCCCTGCCAGTCCGCGTATGTCATGTCGTGCACGTTGAACGCGGTGTGCCCGGGGAACAGAACGAGGAAGTTCGCCAGGCGCCGGCGCACCTGGTCCTCGAGCCAGGGCTCGGCGTGCTCGAGGGGGCGGCTCAGCCCTCCGTCGGGGCGTCCTCCGCCTGGTTGGCGTCGTCCGGAGAGGAATCCCCGGACGGCTTCTGAGGGTCCGCGTTGGGCTTCTTCCCCCGCGCGGTGTCACCGGGTTCCTGGACGACCTCGAAGTCGGAGAAGCCGAGGTCGAGAACCTCATCCCACGTCAGCGGGGCGCCTGCCGCGCTGGCGCTTAGGAAGACCAGGACGGCGGCGTTCATGGTCTGGTTGTTGCGCACCTGGTCGCGGAGCTCGACGAGGCTCCATCCGGTCTGTAGCTGCAGTTCGTAGACGTCGCGGAGTCGACCGGTGTCGAGGTTTTTCACGGGGACCGTGGTGCCCTTGATCTTGATCTTCATGTGGTGGTGGTCTTTCATGTCAGGGACGCGAATGCGTCGTCGATAGAGCGGGTGATGCGGACGCTCATGCGGGTCTGCATGTCGTCGGTGATGGGCTCGAAGAAGTAGGGCTGACCGAACTGCGGGACCCATTCGTCGGGGCGGCCGAACACGGGGTGGCGGAACAGGCGCTTCTCGAAGACGCGCGCCATGTTGGCGCCGCCCTTGCGCGGCCCGCTCGAGGTGAACTCGATGGCCTGTCGGCGGGTGCTGGCGATCGTGCGGACGCGGAGGCCGCCGGCGATCTTCGCGCGCAGCTGTGACTCGCCGCTCGCGCGGGTGTCGCCCTCCTTGTAGATGCGTCGAAACGCCAGGTAGGGCTTGCGGCGCCCACGGGGGCGGATGAGCCGGAGCTGCTTGCTCGATCCGCCCACCTTCGGCGGGCGCTTCGCGAGGGCGGCGCGCTGGGCGGCGAGGATCTCGTCGCCCGCGCGCCGCCACTCGCGACGCAGGTTGTTCGCGAGCTTCGGGTCGACCGCTCGGATCTCGGTGAGGATCTCGCGCAGGTTCACCGGCTCGACGTTGAGCGAGACCCCCTCAGCCATCAGAGCGCGCTGTCAGCCGTGCGGACTGCCACGTACAGCGCGTGCGGGGCCACGAGTCCGTCGAAGGCGGTGACGTTGAGCGACTGCGTGATGACGTCGCCGCCGTTCGACTTGGGCAGCGCATCCCCGTCGAGGCGGATGTCGGGGGCCGTGATCTGCAGCGTCGGCTTGTTGCCCGTCGTGATGTCGGTCGGCCCCTGGAACGTCGCCACGAGCGCGAGCGGCGTCTGGGATGCCACGGCATCGCGGAACGTGGTCGCGTCGTACTCCGCGGTGATCCGGCCGGTGACGTCAGCGATTCCGACGGCGGGGCGCCGGGTGCGCTTGCCTGCGCCGCCCATGTTGAAGCCGTTGGAGTCGAGCTTGTTGTCGACCGCGAGGGAGAAGTCGCGGATGTTCGCGACGACCGTGCCGCCTGTGGCGAGCGCGGTCGCGGTGGGAACGGTGACCGCGCCACCGACGACGATGCTCGCACCGACGAACGAGAACAGCTCGGACGCGGCCGCGTAGGACGGGGTGGCGTAGGCGGTGGCCGTGTCGATGTCGCGGGCGAGCCAGGACGACTTGAGCTTGAGGACGTCGGCGTTGGCGATGCTGAACTCGAACGAGGAGCAGACGGATCCGCGCGCGGTGTACGCGTCGACGACGTTGGCGCCCAGGCGAGGGATGCCCTTCTGCAGTGTCACGGACGGGAGGAAGTCGTCCTTGATGAGCGTGAAGACCTGTTGGTAGAGCCCGGTCGAGACGAGGGTGAAGGAGCCGACCCCGAGAAGCGCCTCGAGGAGCGTGCCGAGCCCGCGGGTGGGCACCTCGAGGTCGATGTCCCCTTTGCCGCCGTCCTTCACGAGCGCACGGCCCTTGGACCGTGCGAGGCGGGATCCGGGCCGCAGGGCGGGGCTCTGGTAGAAGGTGCGGTCGAAGTCGAGCGTCTCCGAGATGAACTCGAGGAACCGGTCGGGGGTGACGCTGGTGCCGTAGGTGGTCTCTTTCTTGAATCCGATGCTGCAGTCAGCCTGGATGGTCACTGCTCCTCACCGCCTTCCGTGGTGTCGTGTGCGTCGACGGTCCCTTCGGGGGCGTCGGACGCGTTGCTCTCGTCGACGTCGCCGACGATCGGGGTTTCGTCGTGGCGCGCGATCGCCGCGATGATGTCCGGCTTGTTCTTGGCACCGGCGAGGTCGATGCCCCGCTCCTTCGCGATGGCCCGCAGCTGCTTGACCGTGAGCTCGGTCTCGGGTGCGGGGGCGTAGAGGTCTCTCTGCTCGAGCAGCGATTCGGCGATGTCGTCGTCCACCTCGAACGGTTCGCCAGGCGCCGGCTCGCCGAGTACTCCGGGGATGACGAGGGGGCCGAGCGGGGACGTGTGGATGAGCTGTCGACTCATGGGTGGGTTCCTTATCCGGTGATGCGAACGCGGGCGGTGAAGGTGGCTTCGATCTCGCAGAGGCGGCCGTCGGCGAGGTTCTCGGCGGTGGTGTAGCCGTAGGTCTCGTGGGCGGTGAGGAAGCACCACATGCACGCGCCGCCGAGGGTGGGGTCGGTCTGTCGCACGTAGTACTCGAGCGCGCGGAGGTGGGCGTACGCGGCCTCGGTGACCTCGAGGTCGTCGTCGGTGCCCGCGCGGAGAACACCGATCACGACCTGCAGGTCGAGGTACTCGTTGCGGGCGCGATTGGTCGCCGAGAGGGGCCCCTCTTCCTGCCGCACTTTCACCTCGAGGAACGACACGAACTCGTTGAGGTCTCGGCGGGCGGTGGACAGCCCGAAGGACACGAGCACCTGGTCGGGGTCGAACAGGGTCTTCGCGACCTCGTAGAGCGCCTTCTTGACCTTGAGAGCGGAGGTGGCTGTGTCGGTCATGCCATCCCTGACGTGGCGAAGGGTGCGCAGAGCTGGCGGACGCGGCGCGGGATCGCCCACTCGTCGTCGACGAGGCTGGACGTGTCCGAGGGAAGCGTCATGGCGCCGGCGCCGGGGGACTGCTTGCCGTTCTGGATCCAGTGGCGCACGAGTTCGCGGGCCGCGAGCGCGAGGGTCTCGGGGACGTTCGTGTGACCGGCGACGACGTCGACCTCGACGTTGCGGATGCCGGGGGCGAAGCGTCGGCCGCCGCCGGCGTAGAGGATCCGGGCTGTCGCGTCGACGACGTAGCCGGTGTATGCCTGGCCGTCGACACGGACGGCTGTGACAGCGTCGGCGGCGGAGACGTTGCCGCTGAGTAGGACGGCGCTCTTGCCACCGTCGCGGAACTGGGTCTGCGCGCGGGGGAGGATCGGCGCGCCGACGAGGTGCTCGATGACGGGGGTCGCTGCCTGGATGTACTTGACGATGTCCGCGTCGCGGGCGGACAGCTGCGCTCCGGGCGGGGGCGTCTGCTTCGCTCCGTACTTCAGACCCTCGAGCATGTACTCGAGGGTGATCAGTCCGCCCGCGACGGCGGTCACTCTGCGCCCTGCTTGCCGGTGTCGTCGGCGGTGCGCTGACCCGACACGTCGACGTTGGTCTGGCCAGGGTCGGACGTGGGCGGGTTGTTGTTGTTGTCGCCGCCGTTGCCCGCGGCCGCTGCTTTCGAGGCGTCGTCCTGCTCGAGCAGCTTGACGATGTCGGACTTGAGCTTCGCGGTCGACGCATCGACGTGCGGCCGCTTCTCGAGCTCGTCCTTCAGCTCGGGGACGGTGAGGTCCTCGTACCGCTTCGTCTGCGGCGCCGGGGTCGCGATGACCGGGGTGACGTCCTGACCGTCGCGAGCTGCCTCGGCGCGCGCCCAGGCGGCGATCGCGGGCGCGGTGTCCTTGTGGATCTCCGCGAAACGCTCGTAGGTGAGGTTGCGGTTGGGGTCAGCGATCAGCTCGCGGTAGTTGTCGGCGAGCCACTCGGGGATCGGTTCGACGGGGGTGGACGTGTGGGTGTTTTCGTCCTGCTCGGCCATGTGGGTTTCCCTTCGGTGGGGCCGGGGTGAATGGCGTCGGGCCGCCCCGGTGAGGAGCGGCCCGATGTGGTGTCACGGTCAGAAGGTCGGTGCGATCTGACCGAAACCGGCGGTGCCGGCGTTGCCGCCGACGATCGCCGTGGCGGCGGGGTAGCGGGCCGCGGTGAACGCGATGTAGCCGTAGGCGACGAGCTTGAGCTGCAGCGCGCCGCCGTTGGTCTGCTCGAACTGCAGGCGCTTCGGCGAGCCGTCCCCGTCCTCCCAGAGAAGGTGGTCGGAGAACCGCGCGACGATCGTGGGGTCCTCCGGGCCGGTGCCGAGGTTGGTCGGGATCGACGCATCCGTGATGACGGGGAGCGCCTGCAGCTCGCCGGACGGAGTGACGGTGGTGACCGAGGGCAGGTCACTGTTGGTGACGCCGATGACGTTCATCGGGCCGTTGGAGGTGGGCAGCACGAGCGGTCGGTTGGACGAGTCCAGCTGAGCGGTGAGCCATGCCCAGCGGCGCGGGTTCATCGCGATCGCTGTCGGCGGGAGGAAGCGGCCCGTCTGGACCGCGTTGATCGCGCCGGCGACCTTGCCGTAGAAGGTCGGCATGGTCACCGCGGCAGTGTAGGGAGACATCTGGGTGATGCCGCCCGTGTTGAGGATGCCGAGCGCGCGGCCGCCGGTGCCGGTGCCGGAGATGACCTCGACGTCGACGCTCACCGCGTACGCGGCCGCGAGGTCGTTCCAGAGGATCTCGTCGACGTCGACGCCACGCTCGATCGACTGCCGCGACGGGTTGACCTGGCCGGCCACCGTGACAACGGGGATGGTGAGGTCGGTGACCGCGGGGTCCTGCTCGGTGACGTTGGTGTTCTGCGTGGCCTGGACGCCGGTGGCGACACCGGTGGTGCCGCGCGGGATCGTCAGCGTCATGCCGGTTGCCGGCAGCGGGCGGTGCTGCACGATGTTCGCGACGGGGCGGCCGGCGCGTGCGATCTCGGCGTAGTCCTCGACGAGGTACTGCGGCGGGACGAGACCACCGAGGGCGCCGGTGGCGATCGCGCGCTCGGAGAGCTTGCCTTCCGAGACGAGCGAGCGGATCTCGTTGTCGTGGGTCTGCAGGCGCTCCTGGATGAAGCGGTTCGCTGCACCGGTCTGGCTGGCGTACATGTCGCGGAAGAACGACACGCCCTGGCTCGAGGTGGATCGCGAGTAGGTCGAGTCGCGCGGCTGCGTGCGCCCGTGCTGGGTGCCGCCCTCCGGAGCGGCGGCGCCGGCGCGCTGCTCGATCGCGCCCTCCGTCATGCGCTTGTCATCGGCCTGCTCGGAGCGGAGCTTGTCGAGCTGCGCGTCGAAGTCGGCGATCTGGGTGCGCAGCGAGCCGCGCTCCTCGACGATCGCCATGGAGCGGGCGTCTTCCTGGTCGGTGAGGGCGCGCTTGTCCTCGGCGGCGGCGGTGTCGAGGATCGCCTGCCCTTCGGTGCCGAGCGCGTCGTAGCGTGCCTGGAGGCCGTCCCGTCGCGCGGTGCGCGCGGCGATCAGCTGGGTGATGTCCACGTATGGACTCCGTTTCTGCCCGTGCGGGCGGTTGGTGTGCGCATCCGTGCGACGCTCATCTGGCGCCGGCATCCCATCTGGTGAGCCGGGGGCTCGTTCAGCGCGGGTGGCCCGCCCCTCGGGATGGGGGCGGGAAGTGTGGTCAGCGGGCGAGCTCGGAGCGCAGCAACGCGGCTGCGTAGCTCGTGCCGCTGCGGGCGCTCTCGCTGCGCGAGTGGCCCTGCTGTCGCGAGCCGGCCTCGGCCGATGCGCGCTCGAGGAATCCGACGCGAGCTCGGGAGGCGATCGAGGTGAACGGGTTGGCGCCGAAGTTGACGGCGGAGACGTCGCCTCGGTGGATGTCGACCTCGTCGATCGTGTACGCGTCGTAGTCGGGGTTCCAGCTGCCCGACTTGATGCGGAACGCGAAAGACATCTGGTCGACGTCGCCGTCGTCGACGGCGTGCACGAGGTCTTTCACGTCCTGGCGCTCGGGGTTGAGGAACGCCCGCGACGCCAGGGATCCGTCGCCGGCGAGGAACAGCTCGAGCGTGCGCGACTTGTGGGTGCGCGCCATGGTGACGCCACGATGGTTCACCAGGAAGGCGACGTCGGGATCCGCCGCGAGGGTCTTGTCGAACGCGCCGGCCGCGACCTTCTCCTGGTAGGGGCCGAACATGTCCCACATGTCGTACCAGGTCTCGACCGTCGAGGGGATGCCCTCCAGCTGGTAGAACTTCTTCCCCTCTCGCTCGATGAGGCTCGCGCGCATCTGGGCGGGAAAGATCGTGTCGCGGTGTTCGTCGAACGGTGCGGCCGCGGGGTAAGCGGTGGCCGCGGCGCGGCGCCCGGCGATGTCCGCCGGCGGGTTGAGAGCGAGAGTGCTCATGGCGGTTCAACTTCCTTTCGTGGGCGTCGCGGCCGACGAGGCGGATGCGATCGAGTGGATGATCCCGAGCTCCTCGAACTCGGCGATCTGCGCGGGCGTGAACGGCTCGCGGTTCATCAGCGCACGCACCTCGGAGGGCGCGGTGATCTTCCCGGCGACCTCAGCGATGAAGATCTCGCTCTGGGTCTTCGGGTCCATCCGCAGGATCGCGTTGGTGTTGAGCTTCACGAATCGCGGCTCGGGGAGGATGCTGCTCAGCGCGTCCTCGCGGCGCGCGACCGCGCCGCCGAGGTTCATGATGAGCAGCTGCAGGTTGCGCTGGGTGATGTTCGCGTAGGTGATGGATGCGCCCTTGCTGGACACGTCGACCATGTCCCCGGGAACCCCGAAAAAACGCACGGCATCGAGGTCGCTGTACTGCTGCGCCTCGAGGAAGCGCGCGTCCGCGAGCGCAGCGGGAACGGTGTTGAACTCCCAGTCGTTGCCGGTGACGAAGATGTCGCCGCCTTCGACCGCGACCTTGTAGCGCGCCTTCGCGACGTCGGCCTCGGTCTCGGTCAGCGTCTTGTTCTTGTTCCGCAGGTGCGCATTGGGGATGATGCCGTGATTGCCGAACCACTCGTGGGCGAACTCGGCTGCGCTCTGCCAGAGCCCGAGCGACCAGGCCGCGTACGCGATGGGGGAGAGACCCACGGCCAATCCGGGCAGTGTGTACTGCTTCTCGTGCCAGATCTGTTCAGCCGCGTAGGGCTTGTTCTTGATCCGGTAGCTGACGACGTCGTCCTTGACCGTCACGACGACGTCGCTGTTGGCGACGAGGTCGATGCGACGGGGCTTGCCGAACGCGTCGGTCTCGCGGATGATGCCGAAGCAGTTTCCGAACCGATCGAGGTCGATCTGCGAGGAGTACATCCACTCGCGCATCGTGAGCGTCTTTCCCGGCGACGGGTTGACGATGACGGGGGGCTTGGGTACCTCGACCTGGATACCGTCGACCTTGCGGAACGTGTCGATCGGGAACGACGAGATGAGGTCGGCGCGCAGCCGCAGCGATGCCCACGTCGCGGACTGCCGCAGCGCGCTGTCGCCGGTCACGCGGCGCAGGGAGCCGAAGCCTGAGCCGCGGGGAGGGAGCAGACCGACGCTGCCCGAGCTCGAGCGCTGAGATCCTCCGGACGGTCCGAACAGGAAGCTGCCGCGTCGGCTCACGAGCGCGCCCCTCGGATGCCGACGAGCAGGCCGAGGGCGAGCAGCCCGACAGCTCCCGTGGCGAAGCCCCATGCGGGCGAGGCGAACAGCGCGACGGCGATGCAGAGGCAGACCAGGGCGGCGAGGATGAGCAGGTCCGGGACGTACTGGCTCACGGGTGGGCCTCCTAGGCGATGGAATCTTCGATGGCGTAGTCGTCGGCTTCGCGGTCCTGCTCGAGCTGGAAGGCCCAGGGTGCGATCGACACGGCGACGAGCGGGCAGAGGATGGTGGTGGCTCGGAGCGAGTCCCAGACGCGGGCCTCGCCCTTCGTCCACACGGCGCCGCCGACGGCGACGTCGAGCGGGGTCTGCCATTCGCTGACGTGCACGATGGTCGCGCCGTCCTCGTCGGTGATGCCGTCGTAATACGAAGCGCACGAGGCGGCATACTCGGCGCGTGACAGGACGATCAGCTCGATGCCGGCGCGCTCGAACTTGTCGGCCATGAGCGCGGCCTGGCCGCCCGGTGCGCAGTACACGCGGCGCGGCATCCGCGGGTTGCGGTCGAGGATCTCCCCGACCTTGGGCACGAGCCAGTGGGTCGAGCGCTCGTGCTCGACGAGCTCGGATTGCGTGGTGCCGAGGCCGTTCGTGCCGGCCCAGGCGATGCTGGCCCAGGATCGGTCGGGGGTGACGTCGATCGTGAGCGTGCGGGGCCCGACGATCTGCTCGCCGGTCCCTGCGCGCTCCCATGCTTCTTCGTCGAACACGGACTGTTCGCCGGCGCCGAGGTCGGCCATGTTGCCGTAACCGCGTTTGAACGCGCGGACCTTCTTCGGCGTCGTGGCGTTCTGCCAGGCGCTCTGGACCTCCTCGACGCGGAGGAGATGGCCCAGCTGTGGCATCCGTCGGCGCCAGGTGTCTTCGGCGCCGATGTCGTCGTCGTCGGCGAACGACCAGTTGAAGTAGGCGATGCGCGCGTTGCGTAGCTCGGCGGGGTCAGCGAGCTCGCGCGCGGTGTACTCGGCGGTGAGTTCGTTGAGGTAGATCGACTCGGCGGTGCCCTGCGTTGACTCGCGGATCAGCTGCGCGTCGGGGTCGTTGTTCATCGCCGGCTCGATGGTGTCGATGTACCGGGAATCCTTGTGGGCGAACGCCTCGGTGATGACGCCGAGGTTGACGGTGTCGCCGTGGCCCGATCCTTCCGCGCCGGACAGCGGGATCTCGCTCGAGCCGTTGTCCCACTCGAGTACTTCCTTGCCGTTCGATGTGGTGGGGGTGCCGTCGATGAGACGTCGACCGAGGGGACTGCGCCGGATGAACTTGGCGTGCTTGAGCCACTTCTTCTTTGCCTCGATGCCGTCCTGGGCGGCGAAGTGGATCAGCTGCGGGGTCGTGCAGTCGAGGGCCCGGGTTGTTTTCTCCGTGATGACCCACGTGGTCTTCCCGCCCTGGCGCATCAGCGTCACCAGCGCGAAGCGGTAGGCGCGGATGCCGGTTCGCGGGTCGACCTCGCCGAGGACGTCAGCGACGTAGCGCTGCCACGGGATGAACGGGGTTCCAAGGAGCTGGGCGACCAGGGCCTTCCGGTCCCCGTACGTCGGGTTGTCGAAGTTGCGGAGTGTGCCGAACCTAGGCGGGACGTCCAGGTACGAGGGGAGTCCCAAAGCCTCGGTCTTCGAGGAGGACGGTGAGCGCCGAGTCATCGCCACCCTCCTTCTGGGTGCGCAGCGATCGGAGCACCTCGAAAAGCTGCTTGCGGGCGTCTCGGCGAGCTGTGGCCGCGGTGGCGGGCTCGTCGATCTCGCGGGCAGTCTCGAGAGCTAGGACGGTCAGCGAGTTGTGAAAGGGAACGCGGAGGGCTTCGTCGATTGCCTCGATGTCGGCCTCAACGGCGCGTTCCATCTGACCTTTGGTGCGGCGCTTGTTCCCGCGCGCCTTCGACGTGTGAGCTCGCGGATCGTCGAACTGCTCCTCGGTGCTGTCGACGTCGCCGGCGTGACCGTTCGGCGTGACATCGTCGACGATGCTCAGCTGGGCCCGACGCTTTCCCGCTTCGCGGTTCGCTCGAGCGTTGCGGGCGCGTTCGGAATTCGCGGATCTGCAGCGATCGCAGGGGCCTTTGCCGCGGCCGGCTTTCTGCTCGGCCAGCTCGAGCCGGTAGCGCGGGATGGTGCCGTGTTTCGGTGTCGGTGTCACGCGTGTCACGCGATCGCCTCCCCCCTGGAGAGAGAGAAAATGAACATGGCGCGGTCGGCAGCAGAGCGCCGATCTCGAAAAAACCGGCCCCTGCCCCCCCCCCCCCCGGGCGGGGTCGGGGGTCAGGTCCAGTCGGGCGATGCCCTGACCTCGCGGCCGGTGTCGCCGCGGCGCTTCGCGTTGGTACGCCGCGCGCCGCCCGCCGAGTTGCAGGTCGAGCACTGAGGCCCGTAAGCGGCGGGGTCATACGGGTTCGCGAGCAAGCCGACGTCGACATCGGTGAAGTGCCCGAGCGTGATTGTGCGCGGGTCCGGCATCCGCGCCGACGCTCGCAGCTCGCGGTCGCAGGACCAGCAGTGCTGCACTTCGCCTCGCGCGCGCAGCTCACGGACGCCGCGGCGATGCTCCGGACTCTGGTGGATCTGACTCACGGGTGAGGTCGCCGCGGGTCGGAGGCTGGCAGGCAGTCGCACTCAGCAGCAGCCAGGAGTGACGGCCACGTGTGTCCGTGGTCACAGGGGTACATCGGCGATCGGCGGCGCTTGGGCATAGGCGCCTCCCGTCTCGCGGGGCGCCCGAGGTTGGGTCACTCTCGCCCGACCACCGGGGGATGAGAGTGACCCACGCCAGGCCGCCAGGCTGGCGCTACCGCGACAATTCGCGCGGTGGCCTCGGAAAACCACAAACGCCCCGGATCGGAGATCCAGGGCGTTCCTGTCAGTAGACACACTTCTACCGCACGATGGACAAGCTAGCACACGATCGACCGCCGGCGAGCGCTTTGTTGTGTTGCTGTCCGACGTGAGAGCTGGCTCGAGGTTCAGGAGTTGCGCGGCAGGTAGATGTTCAGCCAGATGTGATCCATGACTGAGTCGAGGGCGTCTGCGTACCTTTGCAGCTTGTCGACGTCGTCCACCAGTTGCTGGGGGGTGATGATGATGAGCTCGCTGGTACCGTCGCGATGGACTCGTCCTCGCGTGATTCCGGCGTCGGCGTAGTCCCACCAGTACGCGTGGATGATGTCATTGCGGGTTTCGCGCACCTTGTTCTCTTGGCCCCAGTCGAGAGCCTCGATCACGTCGGTGGCGCGTTCCCCCTTTGCTGACGCTGCGACGCGCAGCTTCTTCTCGAGGCCAGCCCATTGGTCCTCTGCGTCGGCGAACGCAGGGTCCAACGTGCCGGACATGCTCAAGATGAGGCGTTTCATGGCGGCTTCGATTCGACCTCCAGCGACGGCGGCGGCACCGACGTGCGCGTATAGCCACGTTTGGAAGGCGGCATCCTGTTGGTTTCGGCCGCCGATCCTGGATACCCGCGCTTCGCCGAGCTCCCAGCTGTCTAGCCCTGGGATGTTGAGCGATGCGCGGATGGTCTGTCGCCCGCTCTCGGGCTTTTCCTCGATGGTCATAATCCACCAGGTATCGCTACCTGGGGGCGCCCATTTGTTCATGAAGTCCGCTACTTCGTCAGCAGTGGCTCTTGCGCGGTCCTCAGGAGTGCTGAGCCCGAATTTGAGTAGGGGGTGCGGAGAGCCGTCTGTCGGGGGACGCAGCCGCCCTCGGATGTTCGACTCTTTTCGCTTGTGCTCGGTCATGATTTTGCTCCTGCGCCTTCTCGACTGTTCTCAGATTGCGCGAAGATGAGCCCGTCGCGCCGTCGATGGAAGCTCGAGGCCGTGCCTGTACGCGAACTCTTGAACAGCGAGACCAGCGATCTCAGCCAGTTCGCTGATGGAGTAGCCGTGATCGTCGAGGTGGATCCGGATCAGCTGGCGCAGAACCGTGGGCTCGTCGCGGTCGATCGTGCTCGGCTCCAGCTTCCGCCACCCTCTCTGCGACATCTGAACCTGCAAGCTTCGATACCGGGTCTCGTCGATCACTCCGAGATCTCGGGCGCGCCGAATGAGCGCGGCCATCGACACCCGCCACACCGCCTTCAACTGCGCTGCGCGCTGAAGGTTGAGCCCCTTGAGTTGCGTGCGTATCTCGGTCTCCGGCATGAGGAACTCAGCTGCAAATTCATCGGCCTCGCGCTCCGCTGATTCCGGTGACGTCATGTCGCCGTGCAGCACCAGGTGGGCGAGCTCGTGAGCCAGATTGAAACGGTCACGGTCCGCGGGTTGCTTGACGTTCGTGAAGATCAGGTGTGGTGCACCGTCAAGCGGCGGGATGCTGACCGCTGAGATCTTCTGCGACTCAAGGTCCGTTGGGACTATGACGATGCCGGCTCGTTCGAGGGCGCTGGCCATGTTCCGGACAGGCCCAAGCGGCAGGGACCATGCGGCACGAACTGCGCGCGCCGCCTCCACCGCACCCCCAAGCTCTTGCACGTCCAGCGCCGGAATCCCGTAGCGCGGCTCGATGTCGATCGACCGGGTGAGGCGCGCCAAACGCATTCGCGTGAGGTTGACGTTCGCGTGAATCTTGCGGAGCGCGGTCTGGGGAAGCGTCTGCTGCTTGCGGTGATAGAACACAGAGCTGCCGAAGCCGTGGACCTCGTCGCTCCATGTCAGGACGTCTTGCGGGTAATCGAGGGCCGTAGCAATGCGGTCCAATCGATCGGCGTCGGCGGGCGCGAACCCGTGCTCGATCTTGGACATGGTTGCTGGGGAAACGCCGATCATGCTCGCCAGCTGCGAGCTCGACATCCCTCGTGATTCCCGCAGAAGCTGAAGCATCTGCGGGTTCATTACTGGCCTTCCGCGTCCTTCTGGGCTTCCGGACGCGGACGGGTGCTGCGCAGAGTGGGACCGTCCAAGTCGTCGAGCGGCTTCAACGGCACCGGCGTGCTTGCGATGGTCCCGTCCTCGCGCAGGTCGATCGACCAGAGAAGCTTGCGGCCATAGCTGCACGCGACTGCTACAACATCCAGACCGTGACCGATCTCATCGGGGTAGTAACCGACCGTGACGTGCGTCACCGCCATCCCATCCAAGGTGGTCTCTTGGTGCTCGATTTCCCGGCGCTGGAATGTGGGGATACCCGACGTTGTCAGGCGTCGCGGGTGACTGAACTTTTTCACGCGCACCTCGATACTTCCCTCGCCTATTGAGGCGGTGAGGAAGCGGCGTCGTCGAGACGTCGGAACGCCAACGGATTCGAAGTACTGCTCAAGGCGGGTTGAGACGAAGTCGTACACCAGGTTGGCCCTCGATGTCGGGCTCGCGACGCCCATGCCCGCGCTCGCACCCACCACACGGTGCCATTCGGCCCAACCGTCCTCCACGCAGCGTCGCATTGCTTCAAGGTGGGGTTTCAGGTGCGGTCGGGCCTGGTCCTCAGTCATCAATTCGTCGAGCACGATGCCAGACTGCACCATAAACTTTTGCCTGTCAATCTTTCGCGCTGTTTTCTCGACCCGGTCACCCCGACATCTGTTCCTTGTTGAAGGGAGCAAGGACGAAGTCGATGGGTCCGTACTCGTCGATGTTGTTGTCGATGGCGTCGTAGAGGCGGGCGATGCCGCCCATGGGGGTGCCGTCGGGCGCGACGCGTCCGGTCCAAGTGGCTGCGCAGTGTCGGCATTCGGCTTTGGCTGCTCGGGAGTCGAGCCAGATCTGCAGCTGGACACATTTCTGCTGGACGAGGTCGCCAGCGTCGAGGCGGTACATGTGCGTGTAGCCGCAGGAGGGGCAGAGGGCGACTTCGAGTACTCGGGGCGGGTCGAAGTGATTCTCGATGGTGCGGCGGGTGCGGGTGAGGCGTTCGGCGTAGGTGGTGAGGATGAGCGGGGTGAGCTGGTTGCTGCGGTGGTCGCGCTCGAGGTCGTGGAACCACTCGATGAGCAGCTGCTCGGGGGTGCCGTGCGGGGGTCGCCCGTAGGCGCCCTCGTGCATGGTGCGGATGGTCTCGGTGATCGTGTCGTAGAGCTCGAGGGCGTCGAGGTCGGCGGCTGCTCGGGAGCCGGAGGAGCCGCGGCCGCGGTCGCCTCCTCCTTGGTCGGGTCGGATGGCGTCGCGGAGCTCGGTGAGCAGGGGGACGCGTGTGATGCGGCGGCGGCGTTCGGAGGTGTCGGGGCCGGTGCCGCGGGTGGGGGCGTGTTCGGTGGTGAGGGCGAGGCGGTAGACGTCCCAGCGGATGCTGTGGAGCAGCTCGGCGGGGGTGGGGGCGGTGGGGGCGTCGGCCCCGGCGCCGGCGGTCGTTCGCGCGGCGCCGAGGTGACGGAGGGCGGGCGGGTTCTGCAGCTCGGCGGCGAGCGCGTCGAGGTCGATGTCGGCGGGGGTGCTGGGGCGGGGCTTGCGGCGGCTCATCGGCGGCGGCGCCAGAAGGGGAGGGCCGCGGTCGCGCGCAGCGTCCGGATCTCGATGGCCTGGTTGCGGACGGTCTCGTGGGCCTGGTCGATGAGCGTGCCGCGGATCTTGTTCGACGCGACGAGGATGCGGCGGTCTCGGATGAGCTTGCCGATCTGGGCGTTGCGTTCGAAAACATCGGCGTCGCGGGCCTCGCGTTCCTCGGCGAGCTTGCGGAGGGTGAGCTCGAGCGCGGTGTGCGCGATCGCGAGCTGGCCCTGTGTCTGTGCGAGCTGCCAGGCGGTGGCGGCGACGAGCGGGTCGGTCGATGTGCCGTCGTCGGGCGGAGGCGTGGTGATTGCGCTCTGCAGGGCGTCCTCGAGCTCCTGGACGCGACTGCGGAGGGTGGAGGTCACTTCGCGGGAGATGGCGACGGCTTCGTCGCGTTCGGCCTGCAGTCGTGCGTTGTCTTCCTCGAGGCGCGCGGCGGTGAGGCGGACGGCGCGGAGGTCCTCGGGGATGGTGACGCTGGCCCAGTCGGGACGGAACGCGTCGGGCTCTTCGAGGACGCGGGCGCCGACAGCGAACGCCGAGGCCACTTGCTCGCGGAACTCGTGAGCCAGAGGTTCGGGTGTGGGAGCGGGGTCGCTCACCTCGGCGACCTCGATCGCGAGATCTCCGTCGACCGTGACGGTGCCCTCGGCGAGCGCGTCGACGTCGTCGACCGGTGTCGCGTCGTGCGCCGGTCCTGTCTCGTCGTGGGTCTCGGGTGTCGCGTTTCCGGCGGTCGGTGTCTCGTCGAGGGTGCCCTGCACGTAGGAGCGCACGTAGAGGCTGGGGATGCGGCCGCGGGCGGGCACCTCGAAGCCCTGGGTCCGTGCCCAGTCCCGGACCTTCTTGCGTCCAGCGGGGGTGGCGATCGCTGCGGCGCAGCGTGCGGCGAATGCGTCGGCGTCGGCGTCGGTGTCGGTGTCGGTGTCGGGTGCTGTGGTGGTCACGGTCGTCTCCTCGGTGGTGGTGGGGCGCCCCATGTCCTCGCCCTCGACGTCCGACGTTTCCGCTGTCGGGGTCTGGTCCTCGATCGCCGGTGCGCCGGCGTCTTCCTGGGGGTCGGGGTCCTGGGACTGCTCGGCAAGGGGCTGTGCCGGGTCCGGGTTAGTTGACTGGTGTTTGATCGGCGGGGCGATCGGGGCCTCAACTTGCGCGGAATCCCGCGGCTTGGGCTTGTTGACTGGTAATTGATCGGTGGGGCGTTTGTGCCACCCGCGGCCGGGTTGGAACACCTGTGTCTCGGATCGCTCGGCTGCTTCCTCGTCGAGCTGCTCCTCCTCGAGCGCGATGCGCTTGTGGGGAGGGCGGATGCCGAGGCGTTCGGCGATCGCCTGGGGGCGGGGGTCGCGGACCTTGGCCTTGTAGTAGCGGGGGTCGGTCTGAGAGCGGACATGTGCGAAGAGGCAGCACATGCCGTGGGTGCGCAGGGCGGGGCAGTCCTTCTCGCGCTTGCATCCTGCGGCGTAGCCTTCGGGGGTGCCGTGCTGGATGCCGGCGGGCAGCTCGACGGTCACCCGATGCTCCCGAACCAGATCAGGAGCGCGCCGAGACCGACTCCGCCGCTGATGCCGACGACGAGGCAGACGAGGACGATGAGGATCCCGACGGCGGCGCCCATGAGCCTTTCGCGTCGGGTGGGCCGCCGGCGGTGCTGGACGAGGTGCGGGATGCTCACGCTGCGTCCTCCTCGTCGACGTCACTGCTCTCGGCCGAGGCATCCGCTTCGGCCTGAGCGTCCGCCTCGGCGAGCGCTGCGGCTGCTGCGTTGCGCGCCTCCGTGTCGATGTCGCTGAGGGTGTATCCCCACTTCTCGAGGTGGGCGAAGTGGGCGACGATCATCGGGGCGTCGACACGGCTCGCGCGTGCGCAGCGCTCTTCGTGGACCCCGAGGGCGGTTGCGAGCATCAGACGGAACGGGGCGACGCGTCGTGACGCGGCGAGCTCGCTGTAGACGCCGCTCGCGTCGCGTTCGTTCTGCGTCACCTCGACGTCGAGCAGCGGGAGCGTGATGAGTGGTGCGCGGTGGTCCGCTCCGTAGTAGTTGTCGAAGTTCAGCAGGGCCCCGGCCATGTACTCGTAGACGCCGGAGAGCTGGTTGATCTTGCCGGGGAGGAGGTCGTGAATCCACTGTCGGCGGGCGGTGCGGTTCGCCTCGATGAGGGCGAGTCGCTCGGTGCGCTCGGCTTCGGCCTGCAGCTGCTCGGGCGTCGGCTCGGCGGGCTTGTAGCCCGCTCGCTGATGGCCGTTCGCCTCCCAGTTTGAGCAGCCGTACTCGGTCTTGACGGCGCTGAGGGAGTATGTGCCCGTGATGAAGCCGACGTGGCCCGGGCACTTCTTGTGCGACGTCGCCGTGAGCTTCTTACCCTCGGGGGTCTCGAGTCGGTCGAGGGGCGCTCCCTTCCCACCGGAGCCGGTGTATTCCATGTAGCCGGTGACCTTGACGACCTTCACGCGCTTCGCGTTGAGCGCGAGGGTGAGCTCGTGGATCTTCTCCTCGATCGCGAGCTTGCCGCGGAGGTGTTCGGCATGCGAAGCGAAGTTCTGGGGTCGCTCGACAGCGACGGTGGTGAGCTCGTCCTGCAGGGCTTTGTGGCCGTCGAACTCGGCGATGATGGCGGCGCGCTCGAGGTCGATCGTCGGATGCTTGGCGATCGCCTTGGTGGTGGCCTTGGACCGGAAGACCTTGAGGCCGGCGCGGACACGGTCCGGGGTCTCGCCGACTGCTGCGGCGATGTCGTCGGGGGTGAGGCCGAACAGCTCCTCGAGCTTCTGGAATCCGCCGGCGACTTCCTCGACCTCGAGTTGGCGTCGCCGCTCGTTCTCGACGATCTGGACGGCGAGGCGCTCTCCCTCGTCCGCGACGTCGCGCTCGAGGACGGTGATGATGTCGATTCCCGCGGCGATCGCGGCGCCGACGCGGCGGTGACCGGTGATGATCACCAGCTCACCGTCGGGTGTGCGGGCGACGACGGGGGCCTCGATGATGCCGTGTTCGCGGACGGATGCCACGAGGGCGTCGTCGGGGGTGGCGTCGTGGCGCACCTGGTCGATGACGACGAGGGTGCGGGGGTCGACCTCGGTGAGGGTGTGGTTGGCCATGGTGGTTCCTTTCGGTGGCGGTGGTTAGCGCTCGGTCTGGCGGTCGACCGAGAGGCGGCGGAGTCGGTTGGTGAGCATGGGGTCGATGTGGAGGGCGTCTTCGGTCCAGATGAGCCGGCCGAGCAGCTGGTAGTAGCGGGCCGGGGTGATGCCCAGGTCCTTCCGGATGGCGAGGTCTTTGCGGCTGGTGTGACCGCCGGGGGTGTTCGCCTTCTCGAACGCGAGCAGCTGCTCGCTCGTCGGGGTGGGGGGCGGCTCGGGGGTGGGCTTGCGGAACAGGCCGAGGGTCATTCCGTCACGTCCTCGTCATCGAGCTGCGCGATGCGGAGGGTGAAGCACGCCGCGCGTACGAGGCCTTCGCTGTCGTCGACGTGGACGATGGTGGGGCGACGCTTGTCCATCAGCTCGGGGGCGTCGTCGTCGACGATCCCGGCGTCAACGAGCCCGTCGTAGATGGGCTTCTCGAGCTGAGCGAAGTTGTCAAGGTCGCGGGTGCGACGGATGCTGACCCACTGCGTGAGCTGCACCTCGACGCGGCCTAGCGGGGGGATCTCTGCGAGCTGGCCGGCGACGTAGGCGCTACGGATCCGTACCCGCTTGGTCTTGGCGGCGCGGCCGTAGAAGCTCTTGCCGCGGGAGCCGTTCATCGGCAGCGGGTTCTTGTCCCAGTCGAAGCGGAGGATCCACGTCGTCGGTCCAGGACGGACCCACTCGCGCAGCTCGAGGAGCGTCGGCTCCCGGTTCGTGTCGAGCATCAGAACCTCGCTCCTCGTTCGGCGATCGCGATGTGTTCGGCGGCGATCTCGTCGGCTCGGAGCAGCCAGCGGCCGCGGCGTCGTTCGCCGGCGTGGACGGTGTTGCGGATTGCCTGGATCACGTACGCGGTGGGGTCGAAGACACGCGACGGGCGGGCCGCGGCGACGATCTCGTCGGCGAGCTGCTCGAGCTGGACGTCGTCGAAGGTCCGGGGAAGCCAGTCCCCGACGGCGGTGAACACGTCGGGCGCGTGCAGCGGGTGGCCGTAGGTCGATGACAGGAGGACGGGTGAGGGCTTGGGTCCGGTCCCCGAATCTTCAGCGAGCGCGTGGGTGGTTACCTGGGGGACCGGACTATAGATCTCTTGTTCTTCTGGTTCTTGTTCTTGGTGCTGCAAATTTGAGGCCCCCGAGGGCTGCAAATCTGAGGCCCCCCGGGCTGCAAATTTGCGGCCCCTGTGGATAACTTCGGGGGCGTCAGCGCGCGGTGGCAGGGGTGCGACGATCGTGTAGAGGTTGCTCGTCTGGCGGGGGCCGTCGAAGACCTCGTCGACGGTGATCGCGCCGCGGCGCACGAGCTCGCCGACGCCGCGGTCGATGGTCGCTACGGACACCTCGAGGTCGCCTGCCATCTGTGAGCGGGAGGGGAACGCTTCGCGGTCTTGGTCGTTGCTGTAGGTCCACAGGAGCGCGTAGACGCGGATGGCGCGGTCGCTGATCGTGGGGTCCTTGACGAGGTCGGAGGGGATCTGGGCGAAGGTGCCGAATTGGTTGCGGATGCGGGCGGGTCTGTCGTTGGGGCGGCGGCTCATCGCGTCGGGGTTCTCCGGTAGAAGCGGCGGCACTCGTTGCGAGCGCGGAGGTGGGCGGATGCGAGGGTTTTGGCCTGGTGGGCGTCCTCGAGGAACACCCGGTTGATGCCGGCGGTGTCGGCGAGGTAGGCGCGGCTGTGCCAGCGCATGACGTCGCGGGCCCGTTCCCCGAAGCGGGGCTGGCGGATGGGCGCGCGGTAGACGAGCCAGCGGATGCCGGCGCCGGACTCGGCAGCGATGCGGACCAGGCTCATGCGGCGTCCGTTCGTCCTACGGACATCCCGTCGTGGCCGACGGCCGCGGGTAGGTGCATGGCGGCGCGGTCGTTGGCGATCGTCTTGGCGTCGACGAGGAGCATCCTCGCGATGACGGTGTCGGGCAGTCGGCGGATGGCGCTGAGCTGGCGGACGGCTGCGCGGCGGTCAGGGATGCTCAGCTGGACCCGGGCGCCCTCGGACACGGCGAGGTCGACCGCGATCGTGTCGATCGAGTCTTCGTCTGGTTCTGCCTGGGGCGGCTCGGGGTCGTTGTCGATGTCGTCCCAGCCGAGGGGCGGGACCCAGCCCTTGCTGCGGGCCTTCCTGCGGGTGCGGAGGATCGTGCGGCCCGCGTAGAAGTCGGGCGCCGGCGGCTGGGTGTTCCAGAGGCGTTCGTAGGCTTCGGCGACCTGGAGGTGCGTGCGCACGGTGATGTGTTCGCTCCCGTACGACTGAGACAGTCGCTCGCGTGTGGTGCCGGCGTGGGGTGCGATGGTGATCAGCGTCCACCCGAGCGTGCCGAGGGCCTGGACGCGGCGTCTGAGCCCTCGCGAGGGGATGATCGTGCCGGGGTCGAGGTGCGCGATCGTGGGCTTCACCGCGAGCAGCGCGCGGCCGACGCGGGCGTGGACGAACTTGAGGCGCCCGTGGGCGAGCATGTACGGGGTGCGCTCGTTGATGCCCGCGGCGAGTGCGATCTGCCGGTAGGTGTATCCGAACGCTCGAAGGTGTGCGACGTGCGCGGCGACGGGCTCGGGCGGGAGGGACTGTGGTTCCCGATTGCAGAGCGCGGTCCGCTTCGCGTTGTCGAGGCGGCAGGGGAAGCAGCGGCACTTGTGCTGGGTGTAGCAGGTGGTCGTCGCCGCGTGCCCGTGGTCGGGCGGGCAGACGTGCTGCGGCGCGTTCACAGGAGGCCCCCGACCGCCATTCCGATGGCGGCGATCGCGACGGACACGGACACGGCGAGCGCGGCGCCCGCGGTGATGATGAGGCCAGCGGGGGCTGGGGCATGGTGGAGGACCTCGTCGACGCTGTTCGCCGATCGTGAGGCGCTGATGGGGGTCGAGTCGCTCACGCCGCGCCCCCGCCGATGAGGCCGGCGAGCGCAGGCAGTATGACGTTGGCGAGCAGCAGAAAGCCGCCCGCGATGGCCCAGTAGGCCCACGAGGGCATGTCTTTGCGCGGGGTGGTGGTGGTCATGGTGGCGGGGTCTTTCCGGTCAGAAGAGCGGGATCGGGGTCGGCTGTTCGGCGGGGTCGCCGCGGCGGAGGGCATAGAGGGTGCGGCGGATCTCGTCGAGGCCGGCGTGTGTGACGTGCACCTGCAGGTAGGGGCGGGTGTCGATACCGTTCGGGATGGTCACCGTGCGAAGAGTCAGCCAGTCGCGCTGGTGCGCCTCGCGGGTGATGATCCAGTCGTGCGCGGGGGAGGAGCGCTCGATCCAGCCGAGCTGCTCGAGGTGGGCGAAGAGGCGATCGCGGCCCATGCTGATCGCCGGGTCGCCGTCGAGTACTCGAGCGGCCTGCGCGACAGTGAGGGCGTGGATGAACGCGACGCGCTGGTGCGCGTTCTCGAGGACCTGGTCGTCGACATCGGCCGCGAACTCGCGAACCCAGTCGCCGAAGGCCACGGCGAGCGCGGTGCCGTGGTGAGCGCACTTTGCGACCGCGCCGTCGAGGTCGTAGAACCAGGCGTCGCCGATCGCGAGTACTTCCTCGTCGCCGAGGAGGGTGTCACCGGTGGCCCAGGGTGGGATGCCGGCGAGCTGCTCGACCTGGTCGGCTCGGAGCCACACGGACCGGTCGGTGATGTTGACGCGGATGTCGAGGTTGCCGTGCCGGGGCCAGCGCGCGTACAGGCGGCGGTAGATGGGGGTCGCTGCCGTGGCCACGGCGCCCACCTCACGCGCCCTCGATGTGGGGGGTGGCCGGGGAGGCGCTGGGGGTCGCCTCCCCGACCTGGGGGCCGTCGAGCGCGGGGGCGGCGTCGACGGGGCTTGCGAGCAGCGCTTCAACCTCGGCGAGCCGGTAGCGCCGGTGAGACTGCGCCGTCAGTCGGACGGGGATCAGAGCGCCCCGCTCTTCGAGGCTGAGCCGAGTTGCACGACTGATGTTGAGCCGTCGCTCGACCCAGCCAGGCGACACCAGCCTTGCCGCGGTCTCTAAAGTTGGCTCATTCCGCATACCGGCCGACGCTACTTGCGGATTCGACAAGCTGTCAAGCTGAATCAGCCAGTTTCAGTGTTGCGCAACACTCCTTGACGTTTTCGCGCACTTTCCGCTACGTTCGCAGGCATGACGAACGCACAGAGCGAGTCGATCCAGGTAGAGACCATGGACCAGGCCATCGGACGGCGCGTCCACACGCTCATGTGGGAGCGCCGAGTGACGAACCGAGCTATGGCGCCGAACCTCGGCATGGACGAGTCAGGGCTCGGGCGACGCCTGCGCGGCGAACGCGGTTGGACGGCCGAGCATGTCTGGTCGGCCGCGACCTTCCTGAACGTGCCGCTGGCGGCGATCTACGGCGGCGACACGGGACCCGGAGCCGACGGTTCGCTCGCCGCGATCAAGAACGTGGTGGGCCCTGCCGGGATCGAACCGACGACATCCACGGTGTAAACGTGGCGCTCTACCAGCTGAGCTAAAGGCCCGGGATGCCACGAGTCTAGCGGCCGAGGGCCCGTGCGCCGACCTCGACGAGGAACGCGTACACCGCGAGACTCGGGTCGACGATGAGCCCGTGCGCGTCGTCGGCCGGGGGAGTCACGCGCTTCCAGCCACGCCCCGGGACGATCACGTCGTAGCGCTCCATCCCTGAGCCCTGGACGAGCACGTCGGTCCACGGCGCGGCGTCGGCGCGCACGGCGTCCTCGAGGGCGGCGGTCGTCACGGCCGGCGCCTCGGGGTCGTCGATCGGCCAGAACGGGGACAGCCCGATCCACGCGGCGACGAACGCCGGCAGGTGCTCGGGCACGATGAGGGCGTGATGGCGCCGTTCGGGATCGGCGGTCGCCGTGCCCGCGTGCAACTCGGCGACCGACGGGTCGTGCGAGACCACGATGCCGCGCGGGCCCGCGAAGGCGACCAGCACCGCGGCGACCCCGCCGCGCCGAGCACGGACCACGAGCACCGGGCGGGGAGAGCCGAGCGCGTAGGCGACCGCGGTGCCGGCGGGCGTGAGCCTCGACGCGTCGTCGACGAAGCCGGCTTCGGCGAGCTCGGCAGCGGCATCCGTCCCTCTCACCCGTCGGGGGAGCGACGCGGATCCCCCGCGGATGCGCGCAGCGCCCGCGCGGAGCTCCCTCAGCGCCGCCGCGGAGACGACGGGAGCGGTGACGACGAAGGCGGGCGGCGCGAAGGCCGCGAGGTCCTCGAGCGGGAAGCCGACGCGTCTCGACGCCTCGGCGTCGACCGGCGCGGCACCCACGGCGCGAGCGGCGGCCTCGACCTCGGCAGGGTCGGCGGTGAGTCGCAGCTGCGCGGCGATCCACGAGAACACCGGCCTCAGCATGCCGAGCTGCGCGGGCGGCGCACTCGCGGAGAGGTGCACGTGATGCGTGCCCGTCGCCCACACCGTCTTGGTCACGACGACGTCCGTCGTCGCGGCCGGGTACACGAACGTGATGTGCCGCGCGCGGGCGAGGGCGGCATCCGGGTCCTCGTCCCACAGGTCGACGCCCAGCACACGGGCACCGGGGTGCTGCCGCCCCGCGGCGAAGAGCGCGGCCGCGGAGGCATCCGTCAGGGGTGCCGTGCTCTCGACCGCCGTGAGCACGAGGTTCGGCTGGAAGCCGGGCTGCTCCTCCCGAAGGGTCAGCACGAGCTCGGCACCGTCGTACTCCGAGGCGACGAAACCGTCGGGGTAGCGCACAGTCGCGTGAGGCGTGCGCGCTTCGAGGACCTCGGGTGGGGGCGTCCGCTCGTCGGTGGTGGAGAACTTCACGCCTGTCCGCCCTTCGTCGACGCGTCGCCCCGCCAGGCGCGGTACCAGCGCGGCAGCAGGAACCGCGGCAGCCAGAACGCGCCCATGATCGCCACGAGCAGCAGAATCACCGCGACCACGATGAGGGCGGCGAACGCCGCCGGCGAGTACGGGTTGACCAGGAGGCCGATCGCCGCCGTCAGGAACGCCGCACCGAGCCACAGCCAGGCGAATCCGATCGTGCTGCCGAAGCCGCGGCGAACACGCATCCAACCCTTCCATCGGCCGGAATAGGCGACAGCGCCGAGGACGAGGAAGACGACGCCGAGGAGCAGGCCCGCGGTCACAGGAGGTTTCCCTGCGCCTGCGGCTCGACACCGATCGGGCCGGGTGCCATGATCTCGACGTTCTCCTGGCGGACGTCGTCCATCACGTCTTGCGCGATCTCCTGACCGCCCCATCCACCCAGGACACCGCCGATCACGCCCCCGATGACACCGCCGATCACCGTGCCCGGGCCGGGGAAGATCGACCCGATGCTCGCACCGAGCAGGGCGCCGCCCCACGCGCCTCCCGCGCCGCCGGCCACCGAGGAGGTGCCGACGACGAGCGTGTCGACCGCGGCCTCCTCCCGGCGCTGGTCTTCGGACCACTCCGGATGCCGGGTGAGGGTGTCGTTGTAGCTCTCGCCGTAGACGCTCCAGTAGGTCAAACCCGCACCGAGGAGCCCGAGCCCCTTGCCCGCGCGCCCGGCCCAGGCCGGAGGGGTGCCGACCTTGTCGGGTGCGAACTGCGGGTGGCCGTCCCATCCGGGCAGGGCCGAGATCCGCGGGGGAGTGTCGGGCAAGAGGTTGCTCTCGCGCATCCACGCGCCGGACGGCCGTTGGACCCAGACCTCCCCGTCGATGAGACTGCGCGGCCAGGTCGGGTTGATCTGCCCGGCCGTGAGCGTGATCTCGTCGGGGAGCAGGGCGCCGGGTCCGGGGACCATGAGTGTGCCGCGATAGCGCGTGAGAAGCTCGGCGGCCAGACCCTGCACCGCAGAACCGGCGTTGCCGTTGACGATCTCGAGGCCGTCGTTGAGGAGCCAGGATGCCGAGGTCCGCAACGCCCGGAGAGCTCGCGCGCATTCCTGGTCCGCGGCGGTCACGTCGGTCTCGAAGAGCGCCCGCGTGCGTCCGACCTCGAAGGTGGTCGGCGCGTCCGGATCACGGTCGGCCATCGGGAGCGCGGACTGTTCGTCGACGGTCTGGAGGTCGGTGAGCAGGGCGGCGCGGCGTGTCTCGAGGGAGGCGAGCGTGTCGGCGTAGGTCCGCAGGGCCGAGACGGCCGACGACAACGCGGTGGTCAGTTCGTCGACGGCGAGCGGTAGGGGCGCCATCGCGCCGTAGGCCGCCTGGGCTTCGGGCGCCTCGTAGACCGCGCTGAGCCCGTTCCAGGTCGTCGTGATGTCGGTGACGGCGTCGTCGAGTCCGCCCAGGACGCCGGCGAGCGTGTCGGCAGCCGCCGACACCGCGGTCGAGCGGGGGACGGCGACCAGGGTCGCGGTCGAGAGCGTGGGCGTGCTCACGGCTCGAGTCCGTTCAGCGTGGACTGCGTCTGCGCGGCCATGTCGTAGTCGGCCTGGTCGTACAGCGCGATCACGCTCTCCGTGGTCTCGGTGACCGTGCTGACGTGCCGCCGCATCCCGGCGAGGCGGATGAGGAACGGGTCCGCGGCGACCTCGGCGAGGGCCGCGGACGTCTCGCCCTCTCCCACGGCTGTCTGCGCCGTGTCGAAGGCGTTCGCGGTCGCGGTCACGACATCGTCGATCGCCTGGGCGTGTTCGTCGGCGGTGCGGCAGACGGCGCGCGCCTGCACGGGGTCGATGCTCCATGTCACGGTGATGGCATCCCTTCATCCGGGGGGGTCCGTGCGTTCCAGGCTACCGAGGGCGCGGCGGTGTCCTACCCGCGCGGTAGCGTGGACTCCGTGAACGCCGACCCCGCCGACCAGCGCAAACTGCTCGATCTCGCCGACCTCGATGCCCGGATCCGGCACGACGAACGCGTCGCCGGCAATCCGCCGCAGGCGGCCGAGGTGCGCGATCTGATCGCGCAGCGCGCCGCGCTCACGCAGGAGCTCTCGACGCGTGCGAACGCCCGCGATGATCTGACCGCAGAGATCGCGCGCCTCGAATCCGACGTCAAGGTCGTCGATGCCCGCATCGCCCGCGACACCGAGCGCCTCTCCGCGTCCTCGAACCCCAAGCAGGCGCAGGGCTTCGAGAGCGAGCTCACCGCCCTCGCCCGCCGGAAGAGCGACCTCGAAGACCTCGAGATCGCGCTGATGGAGCGCCTCGAGAGCGCCGATGCCGCCGTCGCCGAGCAAGAGGCCCTGATCGCCGAGACCAACGCCCGCGGGGCCGAGCTCAGCGCCGAGGCCAAACGCGTGGTCGCCGAGGCCACCGAGCGCCTCGAGGGCGCCCGTCGCGACCGCGAGGCCGTGGCCGGTTCCGTGCCGGCAGATCTCGTGGCCCTCTACGAGCACCTGGCCGCGCGCGGGAACGGCGCGGGCCTCCTGCGCGGGGGTGCGTGCGAAGCCTGCCGCATGGTGCTGCCGCCGAGCGACCTCGCGAACGTGCGCCGCGCGCAGACCGACGAGGTCGTGTTCTGTCCCGAGTGCGGGGCGATCCTCGTGCGCACCGAAGAATCGCGGTGAACCACCCTGGCGTCCACGGCGTCTGACGCGGTCCTCGTCGCCCGGACGACCAGCGGCGACGTCGTCCTGATCGACCTGGATGCCACGGGCACCGCAACCACGACCGTCACCGTCGCGTGGTCCGGCGTCCCCGAGGCGATCGGCGCACGCGAGGCGGCGGGCGCGGTCAGGTGGATTTGGAACGACACCCGGGCCTGGTACGCCGGACTGCTCGCCGCGGGCGTGCGGGTCGCGCGCGCGTGGGATCTGCGGCTCGTCCACGCGCTGCTTCGCGATGCCGCCGCGGTGGTCGACGACCACGGCCTGCGGGCGGCGCGTGCGTGGGACGCCGCGCTGCCGGACACCCTCGTCGTCGACACGCTCTTCGACCTCGCGGACGCGGCATCCGGTCCACCCGACGGAGCAGAGGCCGCGCTCGAGGAGTACCGTCGGCAGCGCGAGGCCATCGACGGTTCGGCGACGCCGGCCTCTCTTCGGCTGCTCGCGGCCGCCGAGTCGGCGGGGGCGCTGATCGCCGAGGAGCTGCACGCGGCCGGACTGCCCTGGAGTATCGACGCGCACGGCGCGCTGCTCGAGCGCGAGCTGGGGGAGCGCCGGGGACAAGCCCTCCCCGCGCGGATCGAAGAAGCCGCGGCGCGCGTGCGCGCGGCGCTCGGCGACCCCGCGGCCTCCCTCGATTCGCAGCCTCGGCTCCTGCGGTCGCTGCACCGCGCCGGTCTGTTCGTGGAATCCACGAGCAGATGGGAGCTCGCCGAGCACGATCACCCGGTCGTCGCGCCCCTGGTGGCCTACAAGAAGCTCATGCGCCTGTACACCGCGAACGGCTGGTCCTGGATGTCGGAGTGGGTGCGCGACGGGCGTTTCCGGCCGGTGTACGTCCCTGCCGGAGTCGTCACCGGTCGCTGGGCGTCGTCGGGCGGGGGAGCGCTCCAGATCCCCCGACAGTTGCGCGTCGCGGTCCGCGCCGACCCGGGCTGGACTCTCGTCACGGCCGACGTGGCGCAGCTGGAGCCTCGCGTGCTCGCTGCGATGGCCCGGGACACCGCTCTCGCCGATGCCGCGCGGGGCCGCGACCTCTACTCGGGTGTCGTCGAGGCCGGAGCTGTTGCGACGCGCGCCGAAGCGAAGATCGCGATGCTCGGCGCGATGTACGGGGCGACCACGGGCGAGAGCGGTCGACTCCTCCCGCGCCTGCGCCGCACATTCCCGCGGGCGATGGCGCTCGTCGATCACGCCGCGCGCGTGGGCGAAGACGGCGGAGTCGTCTCGACCTGGCTCGGGCGTACCTCACCCGGCCCCGGAGAGACGTGGCGAGCGGTGCAGTCGCGCGCCGGCGACGCCGAGGCATCCGGAATCGACGAGACACGGGCCCGCCGGTCGGCGCGCGACCGCGGACGCTTCACGCGCAACTTCGTCGTCCAGGGCACGGCCGCCGAGTGGGCGCTGGCCTGGCTCGCCGACCTGCGGGGGCGCCTGGCCGCTCTTGAGCCGGTGGATGCCGCGGACGCGGCCCCGCGATCCGGACCGGTGTTCGGACGCCGACCGCACCTGGCGTTCTACCTGCACGACGAGATCATCGTGCACACGCCGTCCGTGCACGCCGAAGCCGTCGCGGCAGCGGTGCGGGACTCGGCGGCGGCCGCGGGGACCCTCCTGTTCGGATCGTTCCCCCTCGACTTCCCCCTCGATCTCCGAATCGGCGAGACCGCCGAGAAGGCGTGACGGGTCGGTCGACGCGGCCCGCGCCGGTAGACTCGACGACGCGAATGGGTCGGCTGGACGGTCGCGTCACGGGTTCGCCCGTGCCGAGGAACGTCCGGGCTCCACAGGGCAGGACGGTGGGTAACGCCCACCCGGAGCAATCCGCGAGACAGTGCCACAGAGAGCAGACCGCCCGCACCGCGCTCGTCGTGGGAGCGGGTAAGGGTGAAAGGGTGGTGTAAGAGACCACCGGGGTCGTGGTGACACGACCCGCGAGGTAAACCTCGTCCGGAGCAAGGCCAGACAGGGGATGTTGACGCGGCTCGCCGAGTCCCCGGGTAGGCCGCTGGAGCGGCGCGGCAACGTGTCGCCGAGAGAGATGACCGTCCACGGTGGCCCCGAGCATGTCGACGGGCCACCCGGACAGAACCCGGCGTACAGGCCGGCCCATTCGCCTTTTTGCGCTTGATCAAGAATTTCTTTGCGAGCGTCGCGTCCGAGTCCGCCCGGAGTCCGCGCGAGCGCCAAGGACACTGTCTACGGCCTCGCGCGTCCGGTCGTCAGGGTCCGCCCACATGTGCCCGTAGGTGTCGAGCGTCTCGGTAGCGGACTTGTGCCCGAGACGCCCCTGCACGGTCTTCACGCTCTCGCCGTACCGGATGAGCAGGCTCGCATAGTAGTGCCGCAGCGCGCGCATCCCGGTGCCGGCGGCCTCGGTGAGCCCCGCAGCATTCGCGGCCGGTCGCCAGACGTGACCGAAACGTTGACCACATCGGCGGGATGATCCTCGACCCCGACGAGCACGGCGGCGCGGTCAAGTTTCCGAATGGCGCCCAAGTCTTCACCAACGGGACCACCATCCAGGTCTTTCTCGGCAGCAGTGTCGTTCAGGTCAGCAACGACTATGCACGCTTGCAGCACGGCGGCAACGTCTTCCAACTTGACGCAGACGGCGTCCGGGTCTCGCCCGGCGCGGTGGATGTTGCAGCGTCGGGCGAAACGGTGAGTCCCCTCGGTATCAACGATGCTGGTCGACTGCGCCGCATCCCTGCGGCGGGGGCACTCCGTGACCGGCGAAAAGCGCACTGACTGCTGCATTCGGCCGGCGGGGACGGCGGGGTGCACTCGATCGAGAATCCGCTCGACGTCAGGCCCGCCCCGGGAACCGTCGAACGAGAGCGGCAAGTGGAGCGCTCCTGAGAGGACCAGAGCTCTAGGTAATCACGGAGAGGAGGTGAATGCTCATGCACATGTCGGAACTCGCTCTCACTCTGCACGAGATCGGCCGCGCTAGCCGCGTCACGACGCTGAGCTTGCGGGCCAGAGTGCTCGCCTCAGCAATCGCTCGACATGATCGTGCGGCTGCGGTGCACGCGTCTCGATCGCAGAAGGCGCGCTCGCTCATCCCGACCCTCGAGCGAAAAGCGCGTGCAATTCTGGCGGACCGTCGTGACGGATGACTTGGGGCCCATCGATGTGATCCTTTCGGCAACGCACATCGATGAGTTCACAGTTGGCGGGGCGGCCGTCACGGCAGCAGCGTGGTTCCTCGGGCCGTCGATCAAAGCTGTCCGTTCCAACGTCGCTCCATGGACGGACTACCAATCAGCAAACATTCTGGGCCTCTTCAAGAAGATTCGAGCGCGTCAAGACGAGCTCGTTCCGCTCGAGCCAGTGCACCCCCGTGTTTCGGCGCAAATCCTGGAAACGGCCTCCTGGTCGGCTGACGGATTGGTACAGGAGTACCTGGCAGGTCTAGTCATAGACGCTGCTCGTGACGCGGATTCAGATTCGTCGCTGTTCTATGCGCGCATCGTCGACCGGCTAACGAGCGCCCAGGTGCGCGCGCACTATGCGACCTACCGTGCCCTGCTGGACGGAGCAGAGGCCCCCTTCGAACTGGGCCATCAGCAGGAGGCGGAACGAAATGCCGTTTGGGTGCCTACGCGCGACGCTGCGAACCTACTGGGCGTCGCATCAAATGAGTTCGATCTCGAGGAGCCCTTTGTCGCCTTGGACAAGGATGGTCTTCTAGCGGTCCACGTGATCGACACCCCGGACAAAGTTCACCAAGGCCTCTCAACCGCCGTGAGCGAACCAAGTATTGCTGCCAGCTGTAACCCCCTCGGGGCTGCGCTCTTCACGAGGGCGCACGGCGCTCGTTACGCCGGAACCTCGTCCTTCTTCGCACTCAAGGACGAGCCCCTGCTCGGGGAGGTCTTCCATCGCTGCGCCGTGACGAAGGTGTTCGGCGGGACGGTGACCTACTAAAGTTCTCCAGTACCTCAGCGAGCCGCTGGAGGGGCGGCTCAGTCTGCGTGTTCGATGAGCACGCTCGCGCCGTCGTCCGGGTGGTAAGACCAAGAGATCGAGGACCCATCCCACTCATACGTCTGCCGGCCATCGAGGGCTCGAGTCTGACTGATTTCAGCCTCGATCGCGGCCGGCGCGTCGAGACTGTTCAGGACGCAAGTCATCTGCGAGTACGTCGGACCGTCGTACTTCGTGACCCGCGTCAACTGCATCGACTCGCCACCGTCGAGGATCTGCACCGCGGTGGAGAATGTGACGCCGCAATTCGTGAGGCGGTCGCGGAAGGTGTCGAGACGTTCCAGTTCTGCCGCCTCCGCGGCTTTTTTGTCCGCGGCTAGACGTGCCGCCTCTTCGGCGGCGGCGGCTTGTTGCGCAGCGTTCCCGGATACCGGAATGGCGATCGCGGCTGCGATGATGACAGCTCAAGGGCTCCCGCGACCCACTGCCACACTCGCCTCGTGCGCGAAGAGACCCGCCGATCTCTTCGTGTGACTCGCTCATGGTGCCCGCCGTTGGGTCGAGAATAGACCCTATGCTCCAGCTATGACCTGGCAGATTTTCGTAGCATTCGCCGTCCCCGTGCTTGGCTTGCTCGGCTCTCTGCTCACGAGCAACCGAGACCCCGGCGAGTACCGTCGACTCAAGCACGCCGCAGAGGCACTATCGAATGTGCCCACCGAGTCGGCCGCGTTCGACGCCCTCGACAAACTCGTGGCCGTTCAGGCCGAGGGGCTACGAGGGCGAGAGACCGCGAGGCTGGCCCGGAATCTCAACGTCTTCAACCTCGTCTTCGCAATCATCCTCGGGGCGGCCGGGGCGCTTACTGCCTTTTGGCTATGGAACTGGTCAGCGAGCGTTTGGGGCACACCCATCGCTTGGCTCGTTACTCCCGTGTGCGTCGTGCTCGCCGTGGTAGTCGCACTTCTTGTCGGTGCCGGCTTCTCAACGATCTTCAAACCGCCGGCGCCGAAGAAGTCACGAACCTTGCCCTCGTCACCCTGACCCACCCGAGGACTTGAGGGGAAGACGGCGAAGTCGAGGGAGCGACTCGGAGGGGGCGGTGGGCCAGGCGCTAGCGGAGATACTCCTTCGCCGCGCGGACCGCTTCCGAGAGCTGTGCTCTGCCTCCGCCGGCTAGCTCGACCGTCCCCGTTTCGGTGACAAGCCATGCATTCGCCACGACGGTCTGTCTGCCGTCGTCAGCGACGACGTGAAGCGCATGAACCCTTGACCAAGGGATGAAGCGCGCATCGGGTGAGCCGTCGAACGAGAAGTCGTAGTCGAGCGTGATAAGCCCAGCCTCGACAAGCAGCCGGATGTGAACCCCCGCCGGGCGGTCTTCTTCCTCTCCAGAGTCGAACCAGGTGACCGCTGCTTCAATCTTGTCGTCCTGGAGGAGTGCCGCCACTGCGCCGTGGGCGCTCCTCAGCATCGATGTGTAAGGCCCGACGAGATCTCTCGTGAGGCCGGTTCGTTGCTTGAGTTCATTTGGTAGCAGCATGAGCAACCGTCCCCTTAGGTTTTTGCCGTGACGATCACACGGTATCTCGACTCATCAACTGCGCGGCGTCTGTCCCGGAGGAAGAACGCAGTCAATTCGTCGCGCGCTCGTGCGGCATGCGAGATCTACTGCGGCGAATGAACTTGGTCAGGCGGGGTGGAACTACGATGCTGAGATGTCCGCTCCGCTCCGCACCGGCAACGATTCGCGCTGCTGTATTGAGAGCGGAGCGCCATATGAATGGGTCCGCGTCGAAGATCAGAGTCATCCCCAGTACGCGGAATACGAGGCCTGGCTAGCCTCTATGACGCCTATGTCGCGTGCGATCGAGGAGGGGGAGACGGACGAACTGTTCGAGGCGGCAGCAGCGGGCCTCCTCGAAGACTCAGGGGACAACTTCTCGCCGATCAAGCCAGTGACTCACAAGCCGGAGATTTACGAGCTTCGCCGGCGTTCTGAGGTGTCTTCGCTGCGCACTTACATTCGCTTCTATCACTCGGAGCCGGACGCGCTGCCGAAGTGCCTGGTTGCTCTGCACCGCCACATCAAGTCCGACGAGGACGGTCAGACGGACGCGCTAGCTCACTCCATACAACTGCACGAGATGTGCGAGAGGGTGTCTTGGGGGACGTAGCCGCGAGACAACCTTCAGGTTGTATGGCTATGATCTCACCCATGAGCGACCTCTTCGGCGTGTTCGGTGCCGCCTTGCTTCCCGCCACTCGCCTCATCAGGGCCCGCGCGAAGGTTCTAGCTCGCGAGGATCGGCTGATGCGATCCGAGTTGGTCCGCATTCGCAGGCAGAACGACCTAACGCAGAAGGATGTTGCCGACGCTTTGGGCGTTTCACCGCAGGCCGTTCAAAAGCTCGAGCGGTACGATGCTGATCCCAAGCTTTCCACCCTTCGCAAGTACGCGAACGCTGTAGGAGCGTTGATCGAGCATCACGTGGTGGCAGACGTCGGCCAGTCGGTCACCCTTGCGAATGCTTCGTCTTGGGAATCCATAGCCACGCCTGGGGCGCAGGCTGTGATGTGGCGAACGTCGGCCGAGCCGGCGCGGACAGGGAAGATGACTTTTGTCCGCGACGAGGACTGGTCGGATGCCCGCCGGTCCCATTTCGCGTTGGGGGCGTAGTTTGTACGAATTGACTCCCGCTGACACGGCCCGCATTCGGTACCTGATCGACAAGTCCGACCTCGACGGAGTCTATTTTCATGAGCAAAGCGCCCGTCGGCACGACGACTCAGCAGAGTTCAAGAATCTGGAGGGGTCGAACGTCGAGGTGGGAATCCAGTTCCGACTTTCGAGCGAAGACTTCGGCGTGCGACTGCGGGCTGAAGTTCAGAACGCGATCGGTTCCGCCGCAGTGACGGTGTCCGGCGAATACTCATTGACGGACGGCTACGTGCCAGAGCGGCGGGACGTCATGATGTTCGCCAACGAGGTGGCGGTGATGACGATCTACCCATTCCTCCGCGAAGGGGTCGCGGACGCCACGCTGAAGGTATTTGGCGAGGCGATTGTTCTCCCAATTGCTCCCCGCGGTGCGATTGGGTTTGACATCGAAGAGTAA